TCAGTCGCCGGCATCAGCGTCATCGCCCCCGTCTTCTCTCCCGGCGGCAGTTTTTCCAGTTTCTCGCACGGCCGCAGGAAGGATTCCTGGACGGTCGTTCGCAAGCTCGACCGCTTGGTTATAGGCCCGCACGCCGTCGCCATCCCAGCACACATTGCGATAGACAGTAGGGCCAGGCTGGGTGACGATCCGCTCGATCGTCCGGGTGATGGTGTTGCTCGCGATCTCATCCTTCGCCTCACTTTCAAGTGCCTGCCGCGCCCGATCGGCGCTGGCGCGCTGGTACTTCGCTTCAGCCGCAGCCTCGGCGCGGTCTACGGCCGCCCGCTTGCCGGCCTCGATCTTGTGAGCGTCGCACCGGCCCGCGCCGTAGGCGGCGACCAGCGCAAGCACGCCGCCAAGCGCGAGGTAAGGCTGGCCGATCATGCGACGCCCTTCACCTTCTCATAGGTGCGGATGCCGAAGGTCGCCGTGGCGAACATCAGTATCTGGACGAGATATCCTTCAGAGACAGCGTTGCCGGTCCATGGACCGATGATGCCAACATAGGAGACTGAACCGACCGTCACCCAATCCAGCGTCGGCCGGGCGAGGCGCGCATAGATCTGATACCAGCGCGACTGCCGTACCGGATGATCGGGAAGGTTGATGGTGGTCACGGATATTGCTTTCGCGGCAGTTCCCAATGCGGGCCGTCTTTGAACGATCGCCAATCCCCGCCCCAGGTGACGGGTACACCGACGTCAGCGGCGGCCTGCTTCACGGCTGGAGCCAGCTTGTGAAAGAGTGGCCAGTCCCACCGGATGGTGCCACCCACCCAAGGCGCTATATCGACGGCATGGCCAGTGATGTGCCGGGAGTTCATGGTCTTGGAAGCGCCGGCCGCGACAAGCTCTTTCTGCCGTTCGCGCGTCCGCAGTCCTTCAATCACGGCGAAGTCGATAGGCGTGATTTCGATGGCGCGTCGGATGACCTTCACCAGATCCGGGTGAACGCCTTCAAGGCGGGACAGGGACCGAATGCTCAGGGTGTAGGCCATGTGATGCTCCATGTAGACCGCCAATATCTACATTATCGACGCGCTAACGTCCACTTGCGCCTTTCTCGGTCTTCTTCTTGCGCTTGCGCCCATCCTTTTCACCGACAACGGCGGTCGCAAAAATGTCGCCTGCCTTCGGGCTCGTGCCATAGGCGGTGCCTGCGCCGGCGGCCGTTGTGTAGATCGGGCCGCCGGGGAATGCCGCAACCACGCCCGCCATGGCAGGCGCGAGCGCGAAGCCATAGAATGACCGCAACGCATTATATTCGGCGGTGTTGGTGTTCGGACTGTTTCGGTCAGTAAGAGTCTTCGCCATATTGGTCATGTTCTGGAAGTCCGCGCCCATGTATGCGCCAAGCGGGAGATAAGCCAGGTCGCGATTGTATTTGAGCCCGGTCCATGAATTGATCATCGGATCGAACGCGCCGAATGAGAAGGTCCGTGATGCGGCCAGGGCCATGTTGGCCTTCCACCATTGGCCGTCCTTCTCCCATTCCTCCTGCCGCTCCGGATTGAACAGGACTTCGCGCGTGATGCTCGCCAGCATATTGAAGCCATAGAGCAGCCCGGCACTGAGCAGTGTGCCGGCCGTATATTGCGCGAGAAGGCCGATCTCGCCTTCCTTGGCCAGTCGGGCGCCCTTGGTGATGTTCCGCTTCAGGAGGTGCCTGTAGGCGCTCTGGATATAGGACGTGATCGAATAGGTGGCATAGGAGGCGAGCGGGTTGCGACTGAGCGGCGTCAGGTCCGCGGCATTGGCTTTCTGGATCGTCATGTTCGCCAGCCGCAGCAGGGCCGTGTTGTAGTCATAGCCCTCCGGCCCGGCCAGCCATTCCTCTGAAGGCAGCGCGCCCTGCATGTCGACAATCTGCCGGGCGAAGGCGTCCGGATCCCGCACGCCCAGCTCGCGCATCAGGTTCGCGGCTTCCTTGCCGCGCTTGTCGCCATCGAGAACGCGGTGCGACATCTCGTTGACCAGCCCGCGGCGCGCCACGTCCATGACCGCGACGTCGGACATGTTGGTCAGAAAGGTGATGCCGCTGTTGCGGAACATCCAGCCGGAAAGCTGATCCCACCGGGTCGGCGAATCGCTCGTGGTGCCGAACCGGTCCTGCATCATGAACTGCTCAAGCAGATGGTGCTTGATGAACCCGTGCGCCATACCCCAATCGCGCAGTTCCTGCCGGGTGCCGCTGTGCAGGATGGACGCCCAGGTCTTCGCAACCGCCTTGGCGCCATCGATCGGGCTGCCGGTCACAATGCCCATTGCCGCCGGCTCGAACGTGGAGAGCGTGACGGCGCGGCCCATCATCGCCAGCGTGCCCTTCACGCGCAGGAAACTGAGCGCGCTCACCACGCCAGGATTAGCCAGCCAGCCCGTCCGCCGGTAACGGCCGGTCATGCGGTCCACAAGGCTCCAGACATAGCGGCGCTCGCTTTCAGGCACGCCCTCCTGTGCCATCTGCTCATCAAGCTGACGCGCGATCGATCCAGCCGGGTTCTTGCCGTCGGGATGCCCGAAGCGCTTGGCCCATTCGGTTCGCTGCACCGAATGGCGAACATACTGGATCAGCGACGACACCGGGTCCGGGTTGTAGAAGTCCTTCAGAATGTCATCGGCTTCGGGCGGCAGCGAACGGCGCTTCTCCGCATTCGGCAAGCTCGACGTCATGGTGTAATCGGGGAACGTCTCGGTGTGCAGGATCGCGTCGCGATAGGCGAAGGCCGCCTGCATCGCATAGGCAGACCGCACCTCGTCCAGCATCTCATCGATCAACGAAGACACGGCTTCAGGATCGCCGTCGTCATCGCGCATAGCCTTGCGCAACGCCTTCACGCCATCGATGCCGTTCTGCCGGGCAATGGCAATGAAGTTTTCCAGCCTGTCCGGATCGCCCGCAATGGCGCCCGCATCCGCGCCAACGTCGCGGTCGAACACCAGCCCATAGACCTCTTGCGCCTGCTCCGTGAACTTGTCCGGGTTCTTGGCGACATATTCGCGGTCGATCTGCCTGTGGATATAGGCTGCGTCGTTCACATAGCCGAGATCGACCCCGGCGTTGCGGTTCTCATACCATTCATCATTGTAAGCCTTGCGCATGGCGTCCGCGAGCGGCGTCAGGCCCATGTCGTCATCGACTTTCTTGCCCAGCAGCAGGTCGCGCAGCGTCGACGTCTGTTCTTTCGACAGGCTCTTGTAGACCCATCCCTTGGAGCCGTGCTTCTGGAGCTGCGCCATGACCGGGTTCAATGCCTTGTTCGTGCGCATCTCGATCGACTGGTGCCATGTGCGGCTAACGTGCCTGGTGCCGCCCAGGTCGCTCATGAACTGATCGGCGATCTTCTGCGCCGCCTTGGACCCCCAGCGCGTCGCGATCATCTTCACGCCATCCGCCGCGGCCGAGAATGCCAGCGAGCGGACATTGTTGATCTTGGAGCCGATCTTGACCGGATCGGCCGCGCGCAACTCCGCGTCCGCCTTTGCCGCATCCCGGTTGTGCCGCCAGATGGTGAGCGCTTCCCTGTCGGCACCGAACAACCGATCGGCCATGGACCGGTTGCGGCGCTCGACGATCGCCATTGTCCGCTTCACATCGGCCGGGTTCGGACCGCTCTCCGCCGCGCTGTCGAAATCAGCCGCGATGCGCGGTGTAACCTCACCGCCATTGGCCTCCCGGATCATGTTCTCGGCGTTGAGCATATCCATGACGCCCTGCATGGCGTCGAAAATGCGCGCGCGTTCATCGCCTTTCGGGAAGGTCAGGCGGAACCGGTCTTCGGCATCGGACAGATAATTCTCGTTGCCCTTGGTGACGAACTCGCTGCCGAAACCCTCGCTCGCCATCTTGAAAGCGGTGAACGCCTCGAATGACCGGGCAAACATCTCGGTCGGCTGCGTCCAATAATCGCCCTGTCCACCACGGCGATTAACCTCCGCCGCGCCGCGATAGAAGGCGCTCTGCGCCGTCCGCGACTTGCTGCGCCCGGTCTTGAAATTATCAATCTGCGTCTGAAGCGCCGCCTTCTGGTTGGCGCTCTTGGTTTCGGCAATGCGCTTCTCGAGGTCCATGATCTTCAAGGCCATCTCGGCTTCATCGAAGAACATGGCATTCAACAGCTTCACGAACGCTTCGCGGACATTGGCTGGCTGGAAGTCCGCGCCATCGGCGCGCACCTTGCCAGTCAGGCCACGCGCCATATCGGGCGACACCTTGCCCAGCAGATAATAGTCCAGCGCGTGCGCCCATTCGTGCGCGAAGCTATTGGACCGCTTCGGCAGCATGATCTGGTTTGCGCCCGGATTGAACGCGCCGAGGAACTTCGCGCCCTTCAACAGCCGCAGGCTGAGATTGCCGCCCAGGCTGATCGCCTTTGGCGAAATACCAAGCACGGACGCCATGCCCTGCAAGGTCTGGTGCGCGTCCAGCATCTGGTCGATCGCATATTGCAGCGGCATGTCCGGCGCGACCGCGACCTTCACGCCAGTCAGCTTTTCCAGCGCGTCGCCCAGCAGCTTTGCTTTCCGCGCGGGCGGTAGGAGATTGAACTTCTCCGGATCCATGCCCATCGCGCGCGCGGCGCTGTCATTTACCGACTGGCGGTTGGTGAACGATGCTTCGGCAAAGCTCGGCTGATATGCGCCGCGATCTGGAGCCTTGCCCTCCGCTTCGGTCTTGACCTTGCTGCCGGCCATGTCGGGCGCGTCCGCAAGATCCAAATCCATCCGGTCTTCAGCCGCAGCCAGAAACGACGTCTGATCCCGATCGCCACTGCGGCCCGCCAGAATGTCATCGATCAGGTCCGCCGGATTGTCCGGGCCATCATTGCCGAACATGCCGGGGTCGGAAAGCTGCGCGCGGGCGCGCTTCACATATTCGCCAATGGCAGCCGTGATCGCCTGCTTGCTCGCGGGCGCTGTCAGCTTCTCATTGTAGAACAGGCGGATCAGGCCGTCCGTCACTGGATCGCGCGGCATGAAGGCGTCGACTTGCGCGAGGAAATCGCGGACGCTCTCACCTTTCTGGCGAAGATCGCGGATCGCCTTTGCCGCCGCGGTCAGCGCCTTGGTGATATCGAACTGCGGCAACACCTTGCCGTCGGCAATGTCGGTGCGAAGCCGCGCCCAGCCGGCCGCATTGCTTTCGAGCGCGCCGCCGATCGACTTGATGTTGTTGTCCTGGCTTTCGTCCAGCGTGCCCAGCAGATCCGCATCGTCATAGGCCGCAGCCTTCAGGGCCGCGCGAATGCGCCGAACGCCATCGGCTGAAATCTGACCGTCGGCGGTGAAGAACGCCGCCTGTTCCTGCGGCGGGAGCTTCCCGACAACGACGCGCACGAAATCCCGGTTGGCCGCATCGGTGACATCGCCACCGCGGTACAGGTCCAGCGTCTCGCCATTGATCCCTGCCGCATCCGTCTTGGCGCGCTCCGCGCTGCCCATCTGGAGCTTGGTATCGAAATTGCTGTCGCGGACGAACTGGACGCGCTGCTCAGGGGTGAAATCACTGACGCGGCGGCGGACCAACACCGGTCGCTCGATGCCTTCCGTCCGGTGTCCCTGCGATTCCAGATAGTCGCGATATGCCTGCGCCCGGTCGGGGAATTCGTCGAACACTCGGTTCAGCGCCAGCATCCGGCCGTTGCCGCTTTCCACCACATCATCCGGGCCAATGATCGGTGCGCCGCGGTCGGTTTCCGCGCTGTCGCCCAGGCGCGTCGGGTCGAACTTGGAAACGATATCCTGCACCTGGATATCAGTCGACGCACGCGAACGATCACGGTTCTGAAGGTCGCCTTCGGCCGCCTTCAACGCGCGGCTGTCCACCACCTCAAAGCGCGTCCGGACGCGATTGCCGGCCGGGGTGGTGACATAGCGCTCGCCTTCCCCCAATGGACCGGGATCGGGGCGAAGCGGATCATTCCGTGCACCCGGCCCGTCGGCAGCGGCGGGAGGACTGACGCCTTCAACGGGCCGGGGCTCCACGGCCGCGCCCATGGGCTGGTCGGGCGCGGTGGGAACGGGTTCAACAACGGGTTCGGGGGCCATCGGCCGGGCAACCACAGCCTCTGCCGGAACAAGGTCGGCAACGGCTGAAGCGTCTGGCACGTCGGGCTGTCGTGCGGCCGCGCGGCGCGCAAGCAGGTCAACACCTGCATCGACGCCCTTCGTCACGGGCCGGACAGTGGCCCGCACAATCTTGTCGCCTACGGCCATGGTGGCGTCGCCAAGCCGCGTGTTGCGGTTCTGAAGTGCGCCCGCGCCGGCCGCAATGGCGATCTTCGCCGGATCCAGCCCTTCGCCAGTGACCAATTCGCGCGCGGCTTCCTGGCCGCCGCCGATTGTGGCGCCGGCGGTGGACGCCATGACCGGGTTGGCAAGAACGCGCTCCAGCGGCCCGGCATTGGGCGCGACGCGAGTTGGCGACAGTGAGGGACGGCCGAACAGGAAGCCGGGAAGCATCTCGCCAATCATCGTGGCGTGGGGGTGCGCCGTTACATCCTGCGTGCGCTGCTCATCGGTCTGCCCCAAGGCGCGCACGACACTTTCAGGCGCAAGATCAAGCGCCTTTTCCTGCAACACCCCAGCGCCATAGCCAGCCCCCATGGAAGTGGCGAGGCCGCCCACCAAGCCGGCCAGCGGTGAGACAACCGGGGCGGCCGGTCCAGCGAGCGCGCCCAGAGTTGCGCCAGCCGTGAAACCTGGCGTGAACGCCATCACACCCGCTGTAGTAGGCAGTGCCGAACGAGCGCCCCCGCGGACAAGCGCGCCAGCCGCTTCCTCTCCACCTTGCGGATCGGCCGTCAGCTTCGCCTGCCGATCCATGACCTGCCGGCGCTGCGTTTCATAGGATGATGGAGCGGCTGGCTTCCCAGCGGGCTTTGGCGACGGGACGGAAGACAGATGGCTGATGATTTCGCCATCCGAATAGCCCGCCTTGCGCGCGCCGGACGTGTCGAACTTCTGGTCTTTGGCGAGAAAGTCCGCTATTTCGGCGTCTGAATAGCCCGCCTGTTTTGCGGCGGCGACGTCAAAGCCCATAGCTAATTCCTGAAGGAGTCTAGTGGCGGCCGATTGGCGTCCCTCGTGCGTTCCCTCCGTCCAATATTCTGCCAATAGCGCAGCGACATCCCAACCGCCTCCGCCATGTTCCCGTTCTGCTGATAGAACTCGATCGCCTTGCGGCGCACATTGGTCATGGCGCCGTCAGAAATGCTCTGGATCGGATTGCCTTCCTCATCCCTGCCGCCGTTCATCTGGCGCAGGATCTCGGAATCCACATCATCCATCTGCGTCGGCGGAACGAACTTCGGCTTGTTCGGATCGCCCTTGCCAAAGCTGCCATGCCCGCGATCACGTCTGTCGGTAATATCCTGGCCGCGGCGGGACGTTGCCGCGCTGATATCCTGGCCGCGCATGGTGGTGGACGCGCTGACGTCTTGGCCACGGCGTGTCGTGGCATTGTCGGCCTCGTTCATGCGGTAGCGGTTATCCAGCTCGCGGCCCTGATAGGCGTCGCCCTGCTCGACCGTGTAGGCGGTGTTATCGTCGGACTGCTGGCCCAGCAACATGCCAAGCATCCGCATGACATTTTCACTGACCGGTGGGCCGGAAGGGGGTGCAGGAACCGGAACGGCGCGCGGTGCCGATACCGTGATTTCATCATCGGTTGCGGTGGTTTCAGGTCCGGGGATACGAGTAATCGCCCCCGCAAGGCCGCTTGGCTCCTGCGGCGCCATCGCCCCCCGAGCGGCATCAAGAATAATCTGACCGACAGCACCCTTGTTCAGTTGGTCCGCCGTCGCGTCATCGGGATTGCCGCGGAAAATGCTGGCCACTGTGCCCGGAAGGCCGTCGTTCACGCCCCAATTTCGACGCGCGTTGGTCACATCCTCCGTCTGCGTCGTGCGTGCGCGATCATAGCCGGCCGACGCCTGCGCCTGATCCACCCGCGCGCGGTTCAGCTTGGCTTGTGCCGCCATCTCCGGATTGCCGAACAGAGCAGTGGAAAGGCTGCTGCCCACCATGCCCCAGGTCGGGTCGGTCGGATATGGACCGGCGTAATAAGGGTTCTGATAGCGAGGCATTAAACGACCGCTCCCCCCATTGCGCCAAAGCCGCCGGATGAGCCGCCTGCGCCGTGCGAGACCGCCTGGCTAGCCGTGGCCCCCGATCCAAGTCCTGTGAAGGCATTGGCGCCCAGCCATGCCGATCCGACCATCTGCGCCAGACCGCCAAGCCCGCGCAGCGTGGAGCCCTTCTGCGCGGCGGCGCGCAACTCGGCATCGAGAACTTCCGCCGACCGCGCCTTGCTGGTGCCAATCTGGCCGATCTGCTGGCCAAGGCGGCCCAGCGAAACATTGGTGTCGAGAAGCTGATCGCCCATCCCGGTCAGATTGGCGAGCGCTTCCGCCTGCTGCTGGCTGCGCGCGCGCTGCTCGCCAACCACCTTGTTGTTACTCTCCGCCACGATCGCGGGCGCATTGCCGGGCAGAAAATCCTGATTGTCCGACCTGGAATTGAGTGCGTCGATAAAGGCGGCCTTGCGTGCCGAAACCGCGTCCGTGTCATCGCGTAGCTTTTCCGCCGATTCATAGGACTCGCCCAAAAGCGCGTCCTGCTCCGCACTCATGCGTTTCTGGCGGCCTTGCTCTACGTTGTGGCGGGCCATCATGGCGTTTTCGGCACGCTGGTTGCCGAAATACTGCGCTACTGATCCGCCAACCGCCAATGCCAGCGGGATTGCCCATGGACCGCACATCAGCCTACCACCCTGGCGGAACCGCCACCATTGGAGAAAAGCGAACGTCCGCCGCCGATAAAGCCGGAATAGTCGTTCCGTGCATTCGAGCCGATGCGCGAAACACTGTCGGCGAAACCTGCGAATAGCTGGCCCAAAGGAGAGAAGCCGGCAGGTTGATTAAGGTTCTGCGCTTGCCGCACAGCCGCCTGCGCCGCCGCCTGGTCGTCGCCGGTGGCCTGAAGCTGCGTCACAAGGTTGGAGCGCACATTCTCTACATTGGCGCGCGTGTCATTGGCGACCTCCAGACCCTTGTTGGCGATATCCAGCCGATGCTTGTCGAACTCGTCCGACAGCTCCGCATTCTTTTTCTGCGCGGCGCCGGATTGAAGGATCCCGGAGCGATCAAGCGCATAGATCAGCTCATCTTTGGACCGGTCATAGGACTGATCAAGCTGGGGCAGAGCATAGTCTTCATAAGCCTGCCGGCGCTTGTCATAGAAAGCGTCATCAAAGCCGCCGGTGCGCTCAACACCAGAGAACAACTTGCCGGTCTTCGCGGCGATCTGGGGGATGCCGCCAAGATAAAATCCGCCGCCGAACGGCAGGGAGATGAAATTCCCGCCGTTGGCTGCGCCCGGCTCGAAAGGCGTCCCATCCTCATTGTAAAAGGTTTTGGAGGGATCATATTCCGTGACCGGATTTATGCCGCGCGAAGATCCATCGAAGATCGCATTGATCTTCGCCATCCCGTCTTTGATGCGGGCTTGGCGCGCGACCTCATCGGCACGCTGCTCTTTCGCGATCCTATTGGCCGCTTTGGATCCGCCGCCTCCGAAGCACATCAGGGACGCTCCCAGGTATAGATATGAAAGTCGTCGCCGTTCTTGCCGTACCGCTTCAGTGTGCATTCGCGCTGTGCGCCGAGGGCTCCAAGCCAGCGCTGTGCTTCCACATGACCCTCCATCGACCGGCATTCCAGACGGTGCGCGCCGTCTGCCCAAAGCGTTGGGATCATAGTGCGACGAATGAATTTTGTCACCGATAATCCGATTTGTCGAAAATCGTCGGTTGCAAACATCCACAATGACCACACACCGGGCCAACAAGGCGCCGCGCCCCATGTGGCGATCGGCTCCTTCAGACCGGCCACCCATGAAACCGCTCCGGTCGACATGACCGATTCCACCATGCCGTCCGGATCTTCGGAAAAGCTGGTCGCGAATATCTCGCGATGGTCCCATTCCCGCATATGCGTGACGATATGCCGCACCTTGGGGGCGGATAGCGGCTCAATGAACATCAGCTCGCCTGCGCTGCCTGATAGTGGATAATGACCTTGCTGAGCTTGGCCGGGCCGGCGCGTTCGTTCACGAGCTTGAGCTTGATGACCGGGCTGTCGCCGACCATGCTGATATCCATGTGCGCCAACGTCGTTCCGCGGACGATCGCCACCTGTGACCAGACGTCGGGCGTCGCCGGGTTGGTGTTGATATAGATGGTCCATTCGCCCTCGCAGACGACATCCAGCCCGGTGAACTGCTTCCACGTCGCAATGGTGCGGCCATCGATGTACGGAAGCTCTACCTCTACCGTCGACAGGTCATAGGTTTCGCCGTCATCGCCGCCATAGAGATAGATGGTGTCACCGCCGCGCGCCCAGACCTGGCTGTCCATCGACACGAATTCCGTCGCGGTGAAGCCCGGATCATAGCGCGACCATGCCGAAATCTTGGAGGCCGAATAGTAGGAGAACACATATTGGCGGGCGCCAAGGCCGAGAATGTACCGGCCGTCGATCGGATCCATTATAGCGCAAGCGCGGGTCTTCTCCGTGTCCGTCAGCGTCCGCATGTACTCGATCATCTCATCATCGATCGGCGTTCCGACGTCCGACACGCCAGCCTGATTGGACGAATCCCGCGCGCGGAGCGATCGAATGCCGGTGTCCGACAGAAAGAAAACATCAATATCGCCAAAGCTGACGATCGACTTATGGGCAAGCGTGCCAATGTTCGGCAGCACTTGACGCTGCGCGTTCTGCGCCGGGTCCGGATCAAGAAACCATATTTGTGTATTGCGCCGGGCAAAAACCGCCAGATAGCCCTGATACCGCCCCAGCCCGGTCAGCGTCTCGGATCCTGCCGACTGGTTTGACATGTTGATGAAGCTGGCGCCGGTGCCTGCCCAGTCGTCCGGATCATCGACCGCGCAGAAACTCAACAGGCTGGTGGAAACGGTGTAGACCTTGCTCTTGATCGTCAGAGCGGCGGCGGCTTTCTGGCCGGCGATATGGGTGACGGCGCTCCCGGAATCCCAATCGGTCACGCGCGTGCCGTCGTAGAAGCACAGGCCGTCGCCATTGGCGTAAAGCGCGGCCGCAAACACCTTCCCATCGAAGAATTCGGCGTCGGTCAGTTGCGTCATGTCTTCAGCCGACGGGTGGACAAGCCGCTGATAGGTGACGCCGGAGGGCACGGCCGGGGAAGCCTCTGACCCGAAAACGTAAAGCACGCCATTCGCGCCCGCCAAGCCGAACGTCTCGGCCGGCGGCAGGCTGTATTTCATCACCCACGCCTTGCGCTTCTCGATCTCGCCACCGCGGGTGATGTGGGCATTCACGAGCCGCTGGAGCGACCCTTGCGGCGAAGATGCCGGGAGCTTCCTGCCGTCAAGCCCTGCCTTGAAGTCCTCGATGACGACATACGCCATCAGGGGTTCCTGACATATGCGACCAGAGGCTCGCGATCACGGCGGCGCTCTGCGCCATTCCCGCCGCTAAAGCTGAAGCTGCTCTTTCGGGTCTGGACGCTGCGTCCCTTGACCGTGCGGAACCGCTCGACCGCCTTGGTCTGCTTTGTGGCCGCCTCCGGCGATTGCTTGCGGGCGAGGATTTCCGACGCCGCAAACAGGATGATCATGCGGTCATCGAGGTCACAGATCGCGTCGGTGGTGATCAGCGGTGTGAAATTGCGGATGCCGATGATCCGGATTTTCTGATCATTGGTGGCAGGGATCGGCCAGATTTCAAGCTGGGCCTCGCTGCCGGTATAAAGCACGTCCCACTTCATCGCCGGTTCGGCGCGAACGTCCGCGTCGCTGTCGTGAAAGTTGTAGTCGTCCATGGATATCCCGCGATCGAGCGGGAACCATTTATCGCCCCAGAAATAATCGATCCGCTCGATGCGCTCCAGGTTCAGGTCATCCGGAACGTCGTAGTAGCGCTGCCCCGCCTGAAGATCGATATCGCTGCGGATGCGCAGAAACGGCCAGTCGAATTCCTCATACAGCCGCTCATATTCCCGCCTGATCAACTCCTTGATCAGCGGCTCCATGTTGACCGACAGCGCGGGGTCCGGATCCATGTTCGCTTCAATGCGAACACTTGTGACCATCTCACCAAGCGTTACCCCGCGCGCCATGGACTATTCCTTTTCCGGGAGGCTCGCGATCTCCACATCGGGGAACGCAATCGCAAAAAGATCAGGCGGATAGACGGCAACATGCTCCGGCCCGGCCGACACGATAAAGCCGGGCTCGACGCGCTTGATGCCGTCGCCGTCCCGAATCTCGTGATAGACGCGCGCGCGATAGAAGGGCGTTCCGCCCTTATCCGGCTTCGCTTCGGCGTTGGCCTTGGCCTGTTTAGGCGTCCGCGCCATCGACTACCTCCGGCCTCTCACGATGCGGGTTCATCAGCTCGGCAAGGCCAATATCCTTCAGGGAAACGGGAAGGTTTTTCTGTGCGCCGGGGAATAGCTTCTCCAGCAGAGAGCCGTTGCCGGCATCCGTCAGCCCGGCTGGGGTGCGGCCATAGCTACGCTGAAGGCGATCCCATTCCTCATGCTGGGCGCGCTTTGACATCTTCGTCGGGTTGATATCGACAACGGCGCTTTCGCCGTGGATCGCCCGGAGAACGAGAATTTCGGCAGGCGTGACATCCGATTTGCGAACGGTATGGCCAGCGCTGTCGCCAAGCCGGACCTCGACATTACAAAGTTGCATTGGTTCCTCCTGCTAAAGATGAGCCCCCCGGCCGAAGCCGAGGGGCGGTACGCATCAACCGTCGTATTGCGGGTTGCCCAGGAAGCCCGGATCCGGCAGGGCGGCGATCAGGGCGAAGCCCTTTGAACCGTCGCAGGCCGAATTGGGGTCATAGGTGCCCCGCACGTCCGCCGTGGTGGCCGTGGAAGGCGTGTTGACCGCCAGACCGGCAACCAGGGTGCCGCTGGTGGCAATGGCGCCGTCCTCGATCTCTTTCAGAACGAGGCCGCCCGCGGGCAGATAGACCGGCAGACCAAGCACATCGCCGGTGCCGACGAAGCCATTGCCGGCCAGCGCCGCCGAAATGGCGATGCGGGTGATGGTCTTGAACGCCTTCTTACCCGCAACGGCTGTGGTGCCGTTGAAGGCAATGGTTTCGATGACCGTGTTGCCAAGGTAATCGGTGCCGTAGACCGTCGCCGTCTGGGTCGTGTCGCCAGCGCCGGACGAATCGATGATCACGTTCCGGCCATAGCGCGCGTCAAGAACCGCCACGCCGTCGCTGACCAGATCGCCATCAAGCGTCAGGTCGGCAGCGCCTGCAACCGCCTGCGCTTCCGCCACGCCATCGGTGTCGATCGCACCCGGAGAACCGAGATTGATCAGGACCGTCTTCACATCCTTGTAAAGCTCGGCTCCGCTGGTGGCGTCCGCCACCACATCGCCGGTGCCATACTCATCGAACTGGAACGTCCAGGACGTTCCGGCAGGCATGGTGGTCGCACCCTTGTAGGTGACGGTGACAGTGGACGCTCCATAGGAGAGCGTCATGTCTTCGGGTTGCGAAAGCAGCCGGCCGCCAAGCACGAGCTTGGCGTTGGTGCCGGACGCGAACTTGCCGCGGTCATTCGCACCGCCGGGATACCCGACGGTGAAAGTGCCGCTTGTGGCCAGGGCCGACGCCAGAACGCCGGTGACTGTCTGGAGGCTCATTGTTTGTCTCCTGCAAAAATCGACATCAAGCGGCTTCGTAGACGCCGTGGCAGTTGAGCTGATCGGCGACCAGCCCACCTGTCCACGTCAGGCCACGGTAAAGCACGTATTTCTCGGGCGGGCGGGCAGGGGAGTGCTGTTTCCAGTCCTCACCATCCATCACGTCCAGATAGACGTGGCGCGGGTCCATGAAGAAGCAATAATTCTCCATGTCCAGATCATCCAGAGTCGGATCATACTGGAACCGGCCAACGCCACGCATCGAGATGTCCGCCATGCCAATGTCGGTCTTGCCGGTGTTGGCAAAGCCTGCATCGGTATAGGTGCCCTTCTCGTGGATTTCGGCTTCCACCTTCTCGATGAAGCCGGAACCGGCGAGCAGGAGCGACGGCTTGCCGCCATAGCGGGTGAGCTGACGCACCTCGGCGCGGAGCTTCTTGGTCAGCGTCTGGTTGGAGGTGGAATGGGTGATCTTCGGCCCGGTGTTGTCGGTCGCGCCAAGCGTCCCAACAAACGCGCGGTTCCGCCACCAGCTATTGCCTGCGCGATCGATGCCGCCGGTGAAGCCCGAATTCGGGTTCACGGAGATGATCGACGTGACGCCAGCGAACACCTTGGACGACTGCGTACCGTCGCGCCAAAGGATCTCGTTGAACGAGCGGGCCGAACCTTCGGAAAGATCGTCCAGCTTGTCTTCGAGCAGGTTGGTGATCGCCACCTTTTCCGCATCCGTATGCATGGTGGTGTTTTCGCCATTCAGGCTGTCCACCACGCTGATGCCAGCGTGCTTCAGTTCGGTCAGCGTCATCGCGATACCGGAATGCAGTTCCTTCCAGGGGAAGTTGGTCTGCTTCAGGTTCGCCGGGTTGACGTAGCTCACGGTGTCATCGTGGCTGTAGCCCTGAAAGGCCGAGCTATATTCGCCCTTCACATTGCGGCGAATATCGTTCTTGCCACCAGGGAACGTCTTCTGGCTGCGCTTCATGGCGTCATAAAGCGGGCGGCCCTGAATGGACTGCGCCATGGCCGGGCCTTTGATGTAAAAGTCCAGCGTGGCGCTTGCGATGTTATCAAGCTCTTGAGCGGTAAACGGCATGATTGCCTCCTCAACGGGTCAGTGCCGCATCGACCACATCCCGAATTGAATTCGGGGTGGCCGTTGCGCGTGCGGACAATCCGGCTGGGCTGGCAGCGACCGGCTTCGGCTTGGGCGCGAAAACCTTCAGGTTATCGTTCACCTCGCGGTAGGCGCGATCGACAAGGGCAACGGCTTCATCGCGGTTCTGGGGTCGTTTTCCGTCCCGCGCGACAATCGCCAAAGCCTGTGTCTCGACCAGCTTGGCCTTCTTCGCGGCATAGTCCGGATCCTTGGCCTTGATCCCGTCTTCCCACTGCTGCACGGCGGTCGCCATATCGGTGGCAACGCGCTGTGTTTCGGAAGCCCTGCGGGTTTCCTCGTCCTGCCGGGTGCGTTCGGCCGTCTTGGTTTCGAGATGCGTGCGCTGCGAGCGCTCGCGCGCCAGCTCCTTCGCAAGCACCTCATCAACCAGACCGTCGTTGACCTTCTGCTGAAGATCATCCGGCAGAGCCTCCCCCAGATGCTCGTTGAGCGACTGGAGGCGTTCAGCAAACCAGTCCCGCGCCTTTGTGAGATTGCCCATGTCACCGCTCTTGAGCAGCGCCATGATCTCGAAACCTTCCGCGACTTCCGGACCAGTCAGCCCATTGGCGTCCATGAACCCGGTAATCTTGCGGTAGTTTTCGGCCTCCGGTCGAAGCGCGTTACGCTCCTCGATGACGGCCTTCCAGCGTGGGTGGTTGTGGAAAGGGACATCAGCCTCGGCTACATCCTCGACTTCTTCGGCTTTCGCCTCATCGGTCTTGGCTTCCGATCCTTCCGCCGCTTCCGAGGTGGACGATTCCTCTTCCGCCGGTTCCTTCTTATCGACGACGCCTTTGACGACATCGAGAAGATTGGTCGGCTCCTGCTTAGCGTCCGTATTGTCCGCGTTGGACGATTCCGCGGAGTTAGCGTCCTCATTCGACACCTCTACGCCCGTGTCAGTCACCTGATCGGGTGCTTTGGTGTCTTCGTTTTCCGAAGCGGGCGAGGCTTCGGTTGACTTCAAGGTCATGGTTTAGCGCCTTTCTGCAAGTTGCGTTGTATCATGTTGATCGTCAAAATCAACAACTAGCCCATGCCACCGGGTATCTGGTTCGGCTGGGGGCCATTGTTGAAGTCTGCCTGCGTCCGGCTACCGGGCTGGGATTGCTCACCAGTCTGATCGCCGCCCTTGTCGCCCTGGGCATCCGGATCGTTCGCGGGATCACCCGTGGACGGCCGCGCCATGGCATTCTGCGCCACGATCGACGGCAGGCCGTCAATGAACGCATCCTCGATCTGCGTGTCATCGTCCGCGATCTTGACCGCGCGCTCCGCCAGTCAGCGCGGCGAAATGCCCGGAACCTGCACGAGAAGCGGGTACATACGCTCGAAGGTCGCCGCATCCTGCGCCTGATTGGGCCGGCCGCTGGAGCCCGCCTTGATCTCCAGACCGACCTCCTGCATCATTTCCGACCGCGAAAGCTCCGGCCAGACTGCGCCGGGGCCGGCAATGGCCATCACGGTTTCCGTCGACAGGTTCATCAACATGATCTGCCCAGCCGCGCGCATCACGGCGGTCAGCACATCGTCCAGGCTGTCGCTGTCCAGGCTGATCGAACTGTTCTGGCTCGACTGCGCGATGGAACTTTCGGTTGCCGTGCCATTGGCAATGCCGCCGATATTGGCCTGCTGAATGCCGACGACGCGCACCATGTCATTGAACATGGATTCCGTCTCGTACAGGTTCGGATCGACGCCAATCTTGTTCACGGGCGAGATCAAGTCAGACGATTTAACGTTATCACGCATCGCCTTGATAATAATGACGTCATGCGCCGCATGGCCGGCCAGGTTCTTCTGGTCATCCTCATCGAACTGCCCGTCGGGCGCCAGATAGAGCGGCCGGTTTGCAATGCGATGCTGCCGCAGGGCCTCCTTCGCCCGGTTATATTCGAGCTGGATATGCTTCAGCAATTCGACGTCGGACTTCGGGAACAGTTCGCACTCGTTTTCCGTCTCGTTGAAGGTGACGGCCCAGATCGGGAAGAATTGCTCGACCTGAATGGCCGGGCTGCCAGGCTCCTGCAGAAAGTCGGGATAGCCGTCGGCAATCACATATTCCAGACCGGTGTCACGATCATAGACATGCCAGACGCACGCCAGCCCTTCGCCGGTCTTGGCATAGGGCGAGCCGTTGGCCATGCCATAGGACTGCTTGGCCGCCCCCCATGGGGTGCTGTTCGACACCTTGTAGGCCGCATAGTTCTTGCCGAGATCGACGCCATAGACCTCCTTCACGCGGTCGGGCGTCAGGATCACTTCTTTCGCCAGCCAGTTCGAACCGACCCAGCCGATCAGCGATTGCGTCTCCGGAGAAGGGATGATCCGCGTCGACTGCGGGAAGTTCCAGAGCAAGCCCTCGCGAATGATGACTTCCGGCTCGTTCTCGATCGCCTGTATCGCCAGCCGCAGTTCCTCCGCCTCGGCGGAATAGGTATCCGTTTCGCCGTCCTGAATATCGGCTTGCAACCGGCCAATGGTGGCAAGGCGTTCCGTCATGTCCGAAATGCGCGTCGACTGATCGTCGGACAGGTCCATCTGCCGCTGGAAGCCCAGCTCAATGTAGCCGACGCCGGTTGTCCGGGCGCGCCGGATCATCTGCTTCATCTGGGTTTTGAAGTCCGGGATCTGCTCGCTCATGTAATACTGGATCAGCACCTCCAGCGTGCGGCCGACCTTATCGAGCATGCTCCGGCGCTCGACGTTCTGCTGGATGTCCTGAAGGATGGAGATCGACTGAAGATCAGGCGGAACGCCTTTCTGCGTCGCAACTTGCATCGCCATCATCGCCATTTGCAGCGTTTCCGGCTTGCCGTCCCAGACCGCGAAGTCCAGCCGCTCGCGGCGCCGCGCGATGACACGCGGGTTCTTGGCGTAGAGCGACGCCACGGACGATTTCAGAACGCGCTGGACGATATTCGCCTTGTACCGATCGTCGTCCTTTTTCTCGTTCGGCCATTGCTTGCCGGACGCGAAATCCATGTTCTCGCGCATCCGCTTGAAATCGTCTTTCCAATGCTCCTTGGCGTGCTTGACCTTCTGCTGCCACTGCTGGACAAGCGCGCGCCGGCTATCGCCGGGTTCCGGGTCGTCCCGCACCATGCCGCTTTTGACCGCTTCTTCCAGACCGTCCATTACATGCCCCTCAAACTGGCCGCGATCCGGCGTTGGCGATCACGAAAACTGGCGTCCCGCTTGACCCATGCGAGCGTTCCCACACGCGGCCCCTTGAACGCGGTGTCATTGGCGGGTGCGGCCCGGATAATCCGGTCCAGCCCCAGACCCATGTGCGCCAGGGCGTCCACGAAATCGTCATGCCGCGCCTGCGGAAACTTCAGCAATTCCTGCCGGGCGTCCTCGAACCACGGTTCGAACATCGGGAAGCGCACCATGCCCATCGACATGCGGCCCTGGATCGATTGCGCGCGCGTCACCTTGTCCTTTGACGGAACCTGCTCGGACACGTTCACGTAAACCCGTTCTTCCTGCATCCGCTTGAACAGGAACGGGCCGATCGACTTGGAGATGTGACCGCTCTCCGCCCACCAGATCAGGGGCTTCCACTTCTTCATCAGCGAGATCATCGCGTCCACGGTCGCGTCGGTCTTCATCCGCTTCCAGACGGTATCCAGCACCCAGATGCGATGCTGATCGTCGACACCGACCACCAGAAGGCAGGTCCGGTCATGCTCCTGCTTGGTGCCGACGGCGTGGTCACTCGCGGCGTAGATCCGCAGGCTTTTCGGTGCATCGCCGGCCCGATAGGTCCGCACCATGTCCGACGTGAAGAAATCGCCGTCTTCGGGCGTCGGCTGCTGCTGATAGAGCGCACTGAAACCCTTCGGGTTGGTCCGCTTGAAATTGTTGAGATATTCCAGCCCGAACCGCTCCGGCCATAGCGGCTCGCCCGCCTTGCGGCCCAGCACGTCATTGTCCCGTGCGATAGCCGGTATGTCGATGATCTTCCATTTGGAGGCTTCTTCGCCGTCATAATGGGGGTTAGTCGGATCGGTGATCCGGCCAACGAGATCGTCTTCGTGCCAGCGGGTCTGAATGATGATCATCGCGCCGGTGTCGGACATGAAGCGCGACTTGATGTCGTTCTGATACCATTCCCAAAGCTGGTCGCGGATGGTCTGGCTCGATGCCTCCTGGCTGTTCTTGATCGGATCGTCGATGATGATCAGGTCCGCGCCGCGGCCTGTGATCGTGCCGCCCCGCCCCAGAAAGAACAGCGCACCACCTTCCTCGGTCTGAAGCCGATCGGACGCGGCGGAGCCCTTGCGCAACGTGACGCCTGGGAAAATCTGCTTGTAGCTGTTCGACTGCATGACGGCGCGCACGGCGCGGCCATAATCATCGGCGAACGGCTGGTTATAGGTGCAGACCGCGACATTGCGATATGGATCGCGACCGACATACCACGCCGGGAAGCGCTTGCCCGCAAGCTCGGTCTTGCCGTGGCGCGGCGGGAAAGTGATGATCAGCCGCAGTATCCGCCCGGCTTCCACCTCTTCCAGCGCGGCGGCCAGCGCCTTGTGGAAATACTGCGGATCATAGCGGCTCTGCTCCGCATCGTCCGGTTCCTCCGGATGCGGCATGGTGAACCGGGTAAAATCAATCACGCTTTCCCTGGAGCGCTTCGCGCACAGCAGGCGCATCGCCATGCGACGCTGCCGCTGAAGATCCGTCTGCTGCTGGATACGCTCCTGCTCCGCCTGTTCTTCCGGCGTTAGCTGCGGCGCTTCCTGTTGCTTGGTGGGCTTGCGCGCCATCAGAACTTCATGCCCTTGGCCGCGCCATAGGCGGCAAGCGCCAATATCGCGCCGATCGCAATTTTCTTGATCCACGCCCAAAGCCCGCGGCCAAGGTCATTATAGAATTCATCGGTCAGTTGTTGGCGCAGTTGGAAGACAATCGCCTGGACATCCTGATCGGACAGCGTTCGGCCGCCCTTGGGCGGCTCCGGCGGGAAATGATCGGTGTCGCGCATCAGGCAATGCCTGCCGCCGCCAGGCGGGCCTCAATGGCGTTCAGGCGCGCTTCCGCTTCATCCGCCCGCGCCTTCTCGCGCTTGGCGATGTGCTGCAAGGCGACAACCATGCGCTCATACTGGACGCCGTCCGCGACCGGCTCTGCCAAAGGCTCGCCTGCTTCGTCGGTGGTTCTCCAAAACACCCATCGCGGATCTAGTTGGGCGATAGTCTCGGCGCCGAAGCCGTAGTAAGTCCAATCGGGATTGTCGGCGGCGCATAGCGATTTGTAAAAAATGCCTTCGGCATCGAGGATCTTGTAGGCCCACTCGTCCGCGACCGGCTCAAGAACATCCTTGAAGCGCAGCGATGAGGTGGACCTCATGAACGATCCGTCGCTGTGGACATACATATTCGCGGCATTGAGGGTGGTTGTCGAATATGTACCTGTGCTGGTGATAGTGCCGCTGGTGTCTAGACGGATCGCGAGAACTCCAGCCGCTCCATAGAGGTCCAGCATCCCGCCGCCGAAGGAGTTCTGCGTAAGCCGCATCCGGTCCGCAAACGTGGCAACGCCACCCGCAGCGCCTGCCGCTGCGAACGACCACAAGAACGTGGTGCTGTCAGCCAGAAACTTGGTCGATGCAGTTAGGTCCGTTGGTCGCCGCCAGTCCGTTCCGTCGTAGTAAGCGTTGACGCCAAGAGCCAATGTGGTGCCAGACGACCCGGCGATGAAGTTACCGGAACTGCCAAGACTGAGCGCCTTAAAAGCGGACCACGTCGGCGGCGTGGCCCCTATGCCCGCATTGCCATTGAATTTCTGCCCATCCGCAAAGCCGCCTTGCGCGCTGAAGCTGCCGGAAAGTGTAAGCGACGTGAACCCCAGCTTCGCTGTAGTGACCGCGCCGTCCGCAATCTTGGCGGTTGTCACCGCGCCATCCGCGATAGAACCAGACGCCACCGCGCCGAAGATCGGAACCCATTTATCGGCCGCTTCATCGGTGGAGAATGTGCCGGACGTGTGAGCGACGGTCGCGACATAGGTGCTGCCGTCTTCCGCAACCACGTCCCCCATTTCATAGGCGGTCGCAGTCACCCACGCTCCGCGTGGTGTCCAGCCCTGGCCGGAGCCCAGCGTGGTCAGAACGTCCGTTGCCAACGTGTCGAGCGTGACAGCGCTATTTTTCAACGCGCCATCGTCGCGCTGGATCTGCACGAGGTTCGCCAGAACGGCGTCCAACGTGACCTTGACCGCGTTCAGCTCGGCATCGAGGCTGGTGCCCGGCTGCTGGTCGGACGGCCGGGTGGCCGACCAATCGGTAAAGTCGAACTGGCGGCTATATGGCGTCGGTTGCGACATTCACCCGGTCCTTCGCAAGAGATGCGGCAGTTTATTGATGTTGACCGATAAAATCAACAAAGCGCCCACACAAGCAGGGCCGCGCTGGCGCCGAAGATTGCCGATGCCAGGTCCAGAACGTCGTCCTGCTCCCAACGCCGGCTGAACGGGTTCCAGTCCGACCACGGGCGGCCGGGGGCAGACCAGTCCTTTGACTTCTCGCCGGCTTCCTTCGCCCAGAAAAACACCAGGGCGATCGTCCAACCGGCGACCGGGCTGAAGGCCAGGCCAAAGACCACGGTGATCAGAGCCGCGAGCGCGGCGTGCTTGAGCCAATTCATCATCGTTCCGTTCATGCTGAAAACCCCACGAATATGCCCACCGATGTCATGGATCCGTTTCCCACCGCGATCCCACCGCCTCCCCCGCCCCCGCTGACCGTCGGCGCGAAGAACGTCTGCGTATTCGTGACCAATGCCGGTGCCAGCGCGTAGGTGGCTGTCACCGCAGGCGCGTGGAAGGTCTGGCTATTGGTGAACAGCGAAGGGGTTAGGTCCTGGGCGGCCACCAAGTCAGTGGCGGCCAGGTTGTCCCAGTGGTAGCCGGTCGCATCGCCCGGAGTGCCGCCCGAATTGCGGAAGCCAACCTTGCCCGCTGGAGTGATGTTGTTGGCCGTAGTCGAGCACTTCAGAACGCCGTCGACGTACAGCCGCTTGGTGCCGTTCCGGACCTCCGCCTTCAGATGGTAGGACGTGCCAGCCGACAGCGTGGCACCCGACGAATTGTTGTTCGTGAACGATCCGCTGACCGTGTGGCCTATCGTCCAGCCGGTGCCGTTCAGCCATCCGAAAACGACGTAGTTGGTGCTGTCCTGAATCCGCGCGGCAATGAACGCGCTTTGCGTGATCGTGGTGTGGACATAGAAATCGGCTTCGATATCGTATTCCGCAGCGGCAGGCGTCCATTCGTTCTGGACAACCACCGTGGAGGTGTTCGCCCTGATACGGTTGCTGGCGATAACGAAATTGCCGGTGAGCGCGGTCCATGCTTGGCCGCTGTCGGCGTTCCGGGCCGTCAGCAGCGTGCCGTCGGTCGCCGTGAAGGTGTCGTTAAGTGCCATGCTGCCTCCTGTCACCGGCACGTCAAGCGCGGCAGGGTCGGTGAGATCGGTTGGTGTGGTTGCGGTGAAGGTCCAGCTTCCGGTTCCCGTACCGGCGTCGGTCGCCGTGACCTGTCCTGAGTTTTCACCCGCTGGAATGGTGATCTGATAGGTGCCGGTGTTTCCGGAAGCGCCGCCTTCGGTGAGGGTAATGACTAGATCAACACCACGCACCGCAGACACATCGTCTTCGTCCAGAAGGTTCGCGGTGATGATGACCGAGCCGTCCACTTCAACGGATGAGACTGAAGCCGAGAGCGTGTATTTCGTGGCGTAGGGCAGCGCGAGGTTCCACCCGCCGTCCGGATAAAGTGCGGTCGAATAGCTGTTGTCGGAGAGCTTCGCGGGGCCGGTCGGGTCAGGCGAAAGGGCAGCTTTCAGAGCGGCAATGATCGCGTCGGTATCGGCGCTTGTGTAGTCTATCGTCGAAAGCGCCGCGTAATCCTGAAACACCAGCGAAGGGTCGTAGGCTGCCTGCACTCCGCCGCCGCCCATTGCGTAGCGCCGCCATTCAAGGATGCCGTCTCCCAGCGTCACCCCCGTGAGGGTTCCGCCGACGTTGTTGCCAACCCACACGCGCTCAATGGTGACAGCGGTATGGGTGTTGACGAACCGGACCCAAGGCTCTCCCCCACCCGCCCCCGCATCGGTGTAGGAATCGCCCCATGCGGTTGCCGTGGAACTCATCCCCGGAAACACGGTCTGGTTGATTGAGGTGAGGCAAGCGACCTCAAGATTATCGCCGCGATTGATCATCGGCGAATAGCCTTCGTTGGCCATCACCGAGACGATGTTCTTCATCACGCCGGGGCCTTGGACCGACGTTCCCGATTGGGTGGTGCAGCTTGCCGTGCCATCGGCATGGACCAGCCATATGCGCTGCATATCCGGCGCGACCGCGATGTTGTCTGAGAACTGAATGAAATCGACGTGATCCTGATCAGGATAAACTGCATTCGACGTGTCCCGCATCGGGGACATGAAGATGAAATCGTGAAGCGTGAAGCTATCAGAACTGGTCTGAGCGCCGTTCGAGGTGAAATAGCGCGCCTTGCCGCCGTAGACCTTCAACGTGTTCGGCGCTGCGCCGAAGGCGTTTGCAACCCACGTCATGTCCGCGTTGCGGACGGTGAACTCGCCTTCAAGCGTGAAGTAGATGTAAATCCCGTTCGCGGTGTTCTCCACCTCCCCGGCAGGCCCGCGAATGATCGGATCGTTGATCTCGACCATTGTCGTAACATCGGTGCCGTTGAAGTCGTTGCGGATGAAATAGTGCCCGCTCGACCCTGAAGCCCTGTCAGTGATCGTGTACAGATTGTTGTACTTGACGTAGCTGCTATCCCGGTGCCGCACATAATAGATCGGTGCCGGGTAGTCGTTATCCTCGTTCGTGATGATATGGTAATTGGTGTTCGAAGCGGTCGTGTTGTGAAGACTGACCAGCAGGCTTGTGACCTCGAAACCAGTAGCAGCGCGGGCAACCTCAGCCGTCTTGCCACAAAGCGTCGTAGAATTCGACGCCCCTCTCGCCGCCGTCCAGTCGGACTGTGCCGATATGGTGTAGGTATCCGCCCTGATATTGATCGTCAGGACGCAGGTGCCCGAAGTCCCGTCGCCATTCGTCGCGGTGACATTGAAGACATAAGGCCCGCCATTGAGATCGGCCGTATCGCCCGTTGACGTAGGCGTTGGAAACGTCCCATCCGTCGGTGTCGTCCAGTGCCCCGAAGTCCCCGATGTAAGCGTGATGCTCCATGAAGTCGGAGTGGAAGATCCCACCGCAAGCAGCATGAACCCGAGATCGACAAGCCCACCGTCCCCGGCAATGGTCAGCGCACCGCGATATGCAGTGTGGCTGGATACGAGGACGGGCGCGGCCACCGTGGGTTACCTAAAGCTGCACGATGCCGGATGCATTCCAGGTGATCGTCACGTCCCCGCCGTTTGGCGTGAGCGGTAGACCTGTCACTCCGGTATCGATGTACGCAACAAGCCGGGACGTGCCCGCAACTCCAGTGTCGATGTAGATCACCAGAGCTTCGACGGTATTTCCGCTCAGGGCCGTAAAGGTGACGTTATCGCCGTCCAGAAGGCCGTTCGTGACCGTGGTGTTGGCAATGGTCTGAGGCGTCCCGACAACCCCGGAGAGATCATCGTAAAAGTCGTGCGCCGAACTGTAGGTATATGTCCCGGTGTCGATCAGCGCGACCTTTACCGTGCCGTCGTTGACATCGACGTTCGACGAAGCATCAAGCAGCGCCTGCTTGTAGAGGGGATAGACCGCGTTAGCCATGAGAGAGTCCTTTCAGGCGGAGAAGGCGCCGGCTACCAGCCGACCTTGACGCCAGTGGCGGAGCCGATGCTGCTGATGCTCTTGAAGGCAGTCGGGTGCCACATGCCGGCGGCGAAGGTCTGGGCTTGCGCTTCCGTCTCATCCACCGCGGTTCCGGTGATCTCCCCTGCCGCGTCCAGAAAGATCGCGCGGGGGTAGACGCCGCGGGAGTCGCGGAGGTCCAGGACTGCGCCGGTGACGGCCAGGCGCTTGGTGATGGCGTAGGTGCGTTCGTGCGTGTCGGCAGCCATGGGCAGCGCCCTCGTGTTGATAGTTGTCGATCGACGTATATCGACAAGCCGGAGGCCGGGCAAGGCTGTCTACAGGTTGGGGGCAATGGGTTTTCGCGCCAAAAATTTGTCAGCGCGGGGAGTAGTGAAAATCCGGCGCGGCGTCGGGTGGTGGCCGGGGGGTGGGCCGGATATGCAGGGTGCTGGCCACCCCTCGACCCCCACCCACAGGCCATGCACTACCCTCTAAAGGTAGGGCGTGCCTACACTATTCACCAATGATTACAGGTAGATGCCCGGTAGGCGATGGTCGGTAGCGCCGATCCAGCCTGCGCTACCCCTCAATAACCCGCGCATTTACGGGCTTTGCGGCCTCTGCCTTGCCAGCAAGCGCGCTGTCCAGCTTGGAGATTGCGGCTTCAAGCTCGTCCGCCGTCATCTCGTGAAGCTCTTTGGCGTGGCCGCTCTCGTCCTTCGGGCCATGACCGGCCGCATCGAGCATATATTTGGCCGCCTGGAACCGGACGCCACCCGGATTGCCGGGCTGCATGAGAGCGATCATGGTGCGAATAGCGAGGTTCGCGCCCTCTGTGTTGATCATGTTTTCGCGCCACTCGTGCAGCGCTTTCTGCACCGCAGGCGACCTTACGACTTGGTATCCAACCTCCCTCGTGGCGTAGCCGGACTTAAGCGCCGCTTCCCCAGGTGAACAGCCCTCCGCATACGCTTGGACGAACGCCAGTTGTTTTTCCGTCAAGTCAGCCTTGCTGATTTTTAGCATCGGATTTCCGCTGATTTTGCCACCTTGACTGCCTACACCTTGTAGGCATATGATGATCAACAATATCAACAACCATCATCAAAGGAAAGCACATGTCCAAATCCGACGACTGGTGGGCTATCACCATCTTCGCAGCCTCCATGTTCTACGCGTTCCACGCATGGGCAACGGCAGGGCTGCCGCAATGACCTTGCAGGAACTCCACGAACGCTGGACCGCATGGAACGCGGCCGATGAGGCATGGAGCCGCGAACTGATCCGCACCTACGGCTCTGACGCTTGCAACGCGCGGTACGAGAGCCGGGGCAAGGCCACGCCTGAACTGGCACGGCTGTGTGCCGCGTTCATGGCGGCCGGAGAGGCATGGACCGAAGCGAACGACGCATGGCGCAAGCAACAGGCCAACGCGGCCTGACTGTCGATAATCACGATCAACAAGGAGCAATCACAATGACCAACGCACAGCACACGCCGGGGCCTTTAGGCGTGACGGACGAAGGTGACATTTCTAGCCCGAAGGGCAGGATCGCAATCTGCAACACGCTGATGGTTGCGGACTGCCCGCAAGAGGAGTGGGAAGGCAACGCCCGCCTCCTAGCCGCCGCTTACACGTCCTACGACAAGCACTTCGGCCCCAACGCCATCGCGGCTGCTGAAGCCGATCTGCTGGGTGAGGCCCTGGAGGCGGTCCGGGAAGCATGGGAAATGCTTCCACCCATTGATCCGGCGCACCCTAACATGGGGCGTTATGATCGCATTCGCGCCCTTCTCACCAAGGCCGGAAAGGCGGGGCAATGATGATCAAATGGGAAGCCGCGCCAGACCTGGCTGGGTTCATCGCGAACGTGAGCAGCGATATCACTCTAGTTGTCACGCCATGCGATTATGTGAAGGGCTTCAAGCTGAAGGCCGCTCGGGGCACGAAATGGCGCGCGCAAGCCACTCATTGGTGCGAACGGACGCGAGTAGCAAGCCGCTACGGGCGGGACGAATACGACAACCCGCAAGACAGCCCACAGGCCGCAAAGCGACTGGCGGAGACGATCTACAACGACGCCAGAGCAGAAAGGGCCCATCAATGACCCGCATCCTGCTCGCACCATTCATCGCGCTTGCTCTGCTGGGCATCATCGTGGTCGGCATTCTCGCGCGCGGCATCGACCAATGACCGCCATCCTCCTCATCGGCCTGGCGGTGCTGATAGCAACGCTGGCCCTCACCAGATGGAACGACAATTAGAGCGACTTGACACCTACAGTTTGTAGTCATACAGTCCGCCTTGCTGCTGAAAACAGCTACGAAGCGGACGGCCCACGACAGAGGCACAATCTGTCATCGACGTTCGATCCGGCCTTGTGCCGGGAGTGTGCGGATACAAAACCCGCTCTGCGGGGAAGAAGCACGCCTGCCTTCGTTCAGGTTTTCAGCTCCCGGCGACCCGCCGATCGGGTCATCCTCCTGAAAAGAGGAACGAAGCAATGCCGAAGACAATCACCTCCACCTATGACGTAACCCGCCGCACTGTTGTGACGGCGAACCATGCTCGCGTGAAAGCCGCGTCCAGCGCTCCCAAGCGCACGAGCAAGCCGAAATGGAAGACGGCGCTCCGCAAGCCTGATCTTGTTTTCGAGATCATCGGAGACGGCGACAAGGTTCTGATAGACGGCCTGATGACGCGCGATCAGGCGATCATGGTCTACAAGTTCCTTGAAGCGATAAACGCATAGACCGCCAGCCTGTTATTTCTCCTGGGCCGTTCCTTGCGAGCGGCCCATTTCTTTTAGCCGCTTGGTGACGATTGCCTCCAACGCCACAGTCAGCCCGTCCGTCATTCTGTCCAATGGATGCGAGCGGCAATGCTCGACGATCATTTTCACCGGGCCATCTGAGGGGCCGGAATAGACATTGCCTCGATGCAGACTGATGGCCGCCATGTTCATGCCGCTCAGCAGCCCATTGATCCAGGCATAGAACACGCTTTGGTCAAACCTGGCGTTGGGATTGTCGAAAGCATTTACGACCTCAACACAAGATATCGTCGCCCCATAAAGCTTCATGTCCTCGTAGGGCCTGACGGCCTCAACAGCCATCATCAACGCCAATCCCGCAATCACCATCCCGTTCCCTCCGGCTCAAATCGGAGAAAACCATAGCACCTTCTATTTTGCCCGCAAACGGCCCTCAGAAGCGCAAAGCCATTCCGGTGGTGATCGACACCCATCAACACTATCAACGCGCTCCTGCCCACGTTCCACGGCGTTCCACGCGCAATCTATCACCTCAACCCCAACACCAGCCGTCTCTGCCCACCGCTTTTCCACCGTCAGCCTGGAAACACGACAATCATTCTCCAGCAACCCGACCGCCTCCAGCACATCCATGACCGCTTTCGCCAGATTATCCCCGTCCGGCTTCGCCGTGTGCGGCTGCCCGAGATATTCCGGCCGCGTCTTCGGCACGGCAAAGCGAAACGCCATGCGGATTTCGACCGCTCCGGTGAATGGCTTTGCCCTGGCGTGCCTCGCAGCCAGCTCAACCGCCTGCCGCCACAGCTTCGCGCCTCGGCTTGCCGTGCTGACCACGCGTCCTTTCACGAACCGCGGGCGCGGCTGTGGCCTGGGTGTGCCGTTGACCGTGAATGCGACAGCGCGCGGTTCAGACAATGGCCGGCGCCCTCAAGATGATCCGCCCGCACATGATCGGCTCCGCGCCTTCAATGAAAAACACCGCGTCCCGCTGATCCGCCGCGCAGAACGCAACCCCAAGATCCAGCTTGTACGCGAGATCGGCCAGTCCCTTGCCGCGTTCGGTCAGATGCACATCACGCGGCAGGCGCACCATGTCCCGGCGATGGACGGAGACCGCGGCCGCGGCTTCATCCGCGCCTTGCGCAACTTGTCCTGCGCCGCCTTCAGCCTTCGATCGGTGAGGCGGTCGGTCACGCGATCGATCGCCACGCAGGCGACATAGGCAACCGCAAACATCCCTATCAGCACCAGCGCGTCACTTGCCTGCATAGCCATGATCCTCCGGATATGTTGACCGCGATAATCTACAACCGGCCTACGCTATGCGCCAGACGCGAATGCCTTTCGGGTCCACGCGGGTTGTAATTTTGAACCCGTTGCCATGATAGCGCTTAAAGGCGTTGGCTGCGCCGTGGCAGGCCATGGTTCTATCGGTTCTATCCTCGATAGCGCACGGAAGCAGGAAGCTATCCCCCACCTGCATCATTCGGAATGGATATGTCCATTTCCCACCCTTCATCGTCTTTACCCTTGATGTCCCCTTTGGCGGAATGGGCAGACCCCTCTCAATCTTGAACATGATGACCTCCGTTTTGTCTCTTAAGGAGAGTAGCCTGTCATCGGATGGTGATCAACAGTGATCATCAATGGCACATCATTTGGACTGCGACTGCCGGGGTCCGGGAGTAAGTTTGTCTAAGCCAGCGTTGCCTATAGGCATAAGCGCTAGCGCCGTAGGCTAGCTTACTTAAGTATGGCAGCGTGGAAGGCATTGATTTTAAAGGGAAATTTTAGGCCCGCTGCCAAGAATTTTGGCAGCGCTAAGTCATTGAAAAATAACGGCCTTCCAGACTGCCGACCGCTGCCGGCCCGCTGCCGCTGCCGACGGCAGTCTGCTGCCGGCAGCCATTGGCAGCCTTCGGCAGTTTTGGCAGGCGCATCATTTCGGCACAAACCGCAAAATAAAATCCCGCCAAATCAGTGACTTGGCGGGACCAAAAGACGGCAGCGTTATAAATCAATCACTTAGCCCGCATCGTCATGCCCATATTTGGCTCTGATCTGCCCATATCCATCATCGAAATAGACGTGATCGAACGTCAGCATCTTGTGCTTCTTGCCCTTCGGGGCGGCGAAGCGATCGATGTGCAGGCACTCCGGAACGTCCAGCCGGTTCATCATGCTGGAGCCTGATCCTTCCACCGATCGCTGCACCAGCCGGCGCTGCGTCAGCAGCCGGTCAATCAGATCCCGCGTCTCCTGCCGCGTCAGCACGGCGATCTTGGGATGGAACATGGCGCGGTGGTTGTGGACGCTGTTGGAATCGGTGCGCGTGAAGAACAGCCGCTCGTGATCGGCATATTCGCGGATGCACCAGATGAGCCATTCTTCCAGCTCGTAGGTGCTGCCGCGGCTGGACCGTTCATGCAGCGTCACATCTTCCAGCAAACCGCTCGGCTGCCGCAGGAGCGTCTTCGGCTCCTTCATGGCCTCCGGCATGTTCGCCTTCAGCACGCCGCCCATATAGAGCATCCCGCGCTCTGGCGGCAGGCCCATGGCCTTCATGCGTTTCTGCCAGTCATGCGCGGCCCAGAAGCCCATCACCATCCGCATCGCGTTCGGCAGGGCCGTGCTGCCACGGATGGCGGCCCGCATCTCGTCCACGTCCCTGATCGGCTCGTCTCCGGCCTTGCGGACATGGTGCGTCACCACGAGGGCCGCCTTCAGCTCGCCACAGATTGGCGCGACTGCGCGGACATATTCGCCAATGACGACTGCGCTGTTTTCCTCGCCATGCAGCGTCGCATTCAACGTGTCGATGATGACGGCGCTGACGCGCCCTCCGCGCTGATGGATGCCGTGCATCGCCCGATACAGCTTTCCCCAGCGCTCCGAGGCGATGGCTTCGCGGGTGGCAGGGTGGTGACTGACCAGCGGAAAAGCGCCGCCGAGATTATCAAGAGGCAGAGCGATAAGTCGTTCACCGGCCAGACGACGCATAGAACCGTCGCTGTCGAGAGCATTCCAGCGGATATCCAGTTCCTCAATGTCATCTTCCCCGGTCATGATGATGACGGTTCCGCCATTTGCTTCCGGCGTGATCGCCTGCCCCATCCATGTCAGGCTGCTTCCCTCTCCGGCCGCCGCCAGCTTCAGCGCCAGATCCATGCACAGGAACGTCTTGCCTGCCCCGCCTTCGGCAACGACCATATGGCGCTTCCCGGCAAACACCAGCCCGTCCACCAGCATTCGCCGTGCCTTCGGCTCCGGCGATGATCGATGGACAACGGCCCACGACAGCAGATCATCGGTGGTGTCGATCGTCTCCATGGTCGAAACGGAAATGCCGGCGCCGGGGCGCTGCATCTCCTGAAGCGGCCCGTTCGCCTTCATGTCATGGTTCAATATGCCGATGAATTCCTGTTGGAAGCGCTCGCGCGGCCAGGGCGGCACCATATGGCTCAACATCCAGCCGTAGGCGGCCTCAGCCGCTTCCTCCAGCGACATAAGCCCAAGCCGGACCTGCTTGATATTGAACCCGGCAACGGCGGAGAACTCGGACCAGCGGTTGCGATCGGTATCGCCGCCTTCATGGACGTCGCGCTGCATCGCCTCGATGGCATTGCTTGTCATCGACTTGCCCGCGCCTGCCATGAAATCCATGAAGCTGCCGCACTCGGACATTGGCGACGGCGTGCCCGGGGTGACGGAAACGATCACCCCTTCCATCGCCGGCATTGCCTCGATCGCCTCCGCCAGCTCATCAAGATGGAAGTCGCGAGGCGCTTCGCCAACCTCGCTCCCGCTTATTGACTGGACCGGCTTTGCCTGCCCGCCCTTGGCGTAGACGCTGCCCGGCAGACGAATGACCTGGGTGGCGCGGCCGAACGACTGATCGCCGCCTATCTTTGCTGCCAGCACCTTCCGCAGCGCAGCCACGCGCTCGACGTCTTCGGCCGGTTCCGACAGCAGCCAGTAGCAATGCCGCTTCGGCTGGCCGCTATCCGTCACGCCGCCCGAAAGAACCGTGAACGACGCGGACCCAAGATGCGTCTCGGCATGTTCCCATTTCGCACCTGTATCGCCACTGTCGATATCGACCACGATCGCGGTCAATGCCTGGATCCGCTCCAGCGTCACATCACCGGCCGCCTCGGCTTCGTCCCTCACCACGGCAGGCACGATGAACGCGGCCACTCCATGGGCGGCCCATCGGTCGACATGGCCCTTGATGGCAGACACGCAGAAGGCGGATCGCGGATCGACGAACTTGCGCTCGCGGAACTTGCCCTCCTTGTCCGTGCCCTTCTCCCCGATCCCCAGCAGGGAGATCACCCCGCCTTCGGACCAGTCAACGTGGCGGAAAAGATCGTCGATATAGGCGCGTATCTGCGCCTCGCTCACCAGCCCGGTTGCGGTGCTGATGGGGATAATGCTGACTGATGTCATTCGTCATTCTCTACAATAAATTGATAGCACCAGAATCTATAGGTTGTGGGATGTCCGCTTGGACCGAGGCGTTGTTCCTCCACCTTGTAGCGACCAACAAGGCCACGGGAATGAAGCCGCGCCAGGGCGCCGCTCACCCTTGGCCGGGGGATGCCTGTCACCTGCACCACATCCCGCACCAGCATCGGCCCTTCGGCCTCCTTCAGTGCTTTCAGAATCGGCGCCATGGTAGTGGGCTCGTTTAGCCATTCACCGAAATATGATGAATTGCCAGGGCCACCCACCTATCGGCTCCATTTGCTATGCTCGCCGCACATCTGCCTGCCTATTGTGGTGGGCCAGCCAAACCACGCCTTCGGCCTTCCGGCCTCTGTTTCGCCCTCGGACCGCACCAGAACAGGCGGGTTACGATGGCAGCGGCCAACCTCCCCCGACGGCTCGCTATGCGTCACCCACCAGTCACAGTTCGAACAGGACATTCCTTCCAGCGACATTTCAATTTCCCCAATTCCAAGGCGCGGGCGCTTCAGCGGCTGCCGGCTGCGCTTCGCTCCAGCAACGCTGCGCATAAGAACAGAATTTGCACCGGAAGTCTGTCGATTGTTTTGATATGCGCGGTAGTTCGTCGGGCGTCAAAGTCGACACTACGCGCGCGCCGCGGTCCGACGCGGCCTGTGCGGCAGCGTGATCGAACGGCACCAACTCCGCATAGATCTCGCCGGTGTTACCGTTGATCGCGGTGAACAGGCTCGGATGGTCCGCCAGGCCGAGATAGGCCATATAAAGCTGCATCTGCGCATAGTAGAGCGGCTTGGACACCTTAACGCCCTTGCGCTGCGTGTCCTTCCAACCCTTGTCGCCCAGCGCCTTCATCTCCCACAGCTTCGGATACGGGCCGAAATCGTCGGGCCCGGCAGTGACCACGCCATCGCAATGCCCGCTGATTCGATAGCACCCGCGCGCATCGTCCCATGCCACGCCAAAACCGAATTGCCGGCCGTCCGGCCGTTCCGTCAGCACGGTAAATCCAGCCAGGCGCAGGTAATTGGCCATGCGGGTTTCGGCGTCATGCCCGCGATCGAAGATCCGCAGCGTCTTGCCCTGAAAATGCGCGTCGGGATCCTTCGGGGTCTGGTGATATTCATATCCCAGCATCCGTTCGCATTCTTCGCCAAGGCGGCTGGCGCCGATGTAGTTGCGCGGCGGTTGGGCCTGATTGGCGGCCTCCATGGCCGCATCGATATGCGCCTGGAACGCATCGCTGAACGCTGCGGCCGGCGATGGTGTGAAATCCATCATCAAATTTGTCCTTGTCAGTGCGGGCGCTGCATTCTGATCAGCGGCAGATATGCTTCAAACTCGGAACTCTGCTCATTGTATGTCATGATGCCGATCCCCAGCGCCCATGTTCCTGGGTTCGACTTCGCCCAATCGCACACATGCAGAGCTAGCCGTTTGAGCGCCCATTCCACGCTTGGAATCTTGCACCTGAACAGGACGCAATCGGCCCCGTCCGGGAAATCATCACACACCGGCAGAGGTATGCCATCGAACTGCGGGCTGAAATACGCCATGTCCTTATCGAGAACGGTGTGAATGCGGCGGACCGGTGCCATCGCCGAACGATAGACGACAAGATCGCTTGTCACACTGGCTGCCAAGGTCATCATGCTTCTCCATTCTTCGCCAGGGGCATGGCGCGGATCGGTGGAGAGGTCCAGCCCCTTCGCCAGTTCTGCTGGATCGGTCATGGCTTTTTGGTCTCTGTGAAAATCTTGATCGCGTTTTCACCCGCCGGGATGTTCGCAGGCGCAAGCTTCGCATGGCAGCAGGTATAGCCGCAGTCACACTCCAACCATTCCGTCGCTGGTGGAAGGTCGTTATAGTTTACGAATAAGCGCTTGCCGCATTCAGGACAGACTAGATCGTTCATCACGCTTTCTCCTCGCCTAGAGCCTCTCGGGCAACGAACCTAGCGCCTTCCAGATAAGTCACCTCGTGCGGGTCAGCTATCCGCCGCAGCGCCTCTTCGGCCTTGGCGGCGCGTGCTTCTGCTGCGAGCTTTTGCGACAGGAACATATCGAGCTGGTCTTTGTAGGTGGCGGCCAGTGCCTGCGCGTTTCCCATCTGCCTGTGGAGTTCGTTGAAGGCTGCTGTTCGGCTCTCCACCTCTGCCTTTAGTTCCTTGATGGTGGCGGCTGCTTTATAACGCAACTCCATAGTGTGCGCGAAAATCGCGCCAGCGGCCAATTCAAAGTCCAGTTTCCCCAATGGATTATTGTTATAATCTGCATATTGTGGGAGTTCATTCCACGACTTCTCCGTTATCTGAGAAGCAATTGTCTTAGCCCATTTCTGCTTGATATCATCCTTCAAGGACACTGCTCCTAATTCCTCAACCAGATCATCCGCTTTATCTGAGTGGGTGGTCATGGGTGGCTCGCCGCGCTCAGCAAGAGAAGGCGCAGGGTAGGAATACGTGGTGCACTCGCCAAAGTGTTGGATGCCGTCCATGTCGCATTTCGGACAACTCATCTACCCATCCTCCCACATGGCTGTGATGGCTGCTGTATCAACAATCCATCCATTCCCGCCGCAGCGGGTGCATTCGGTGTGACAAGCATCCTCATCGGCCCCATCAGGGTAGCCACCTTCACCTTCACATTGCGGACACACCATGACGGCCCTCTCCACCGTCGCCTCGTCTGCTTGGTGGTGGGCGAGGCGATGCTTGGCAGCTTCATGTGCCATCCGGCTTACGTCGCGGTCGTAGCCCCCGCCTGTCCCGCGCCGGAACATCTCGGCGAAGGCAATATCAGCCTCCGTCACCTTCACTTCTGTGGTCATGGATTTGACCTTTCTTGATGCGTCAGAACAAGCACAAGGGCAGCGGAAAGCACCGCGATGTCCATGCGGTCGCCAATGTCCCAGGCACGCCATGGTGGGACGCCTAGAGCCTTGCCGATGCACCAACCCAACAGGGCAGCGAAAAGGGCCGCGTACCAACGCTTCATGCGACATCGCCTTTCGGTGGAGATGGGAGGCGACTATTTAAGAAGCGGCGAATTGCATTGACCTCGGAGGCGGGAAGACGCTGGAAGCGGTAATCTTTCGCGGTTTCCCGATCGTTGTCCCACTCAAGTTCCTCATCCGCGAACACGAGTCGCGCCGACCCGTCGCGGTTCAGATGGATCGAGCCTTCGGAAAATACCAAGATCGCGCCAGTTTGCCCCGGCCTCCATGCATTCTCAGCCTCAAGCTCTGCCAGCTTCTGAAGGGTGCGAGCGTGGGCTATGATGGATCGAATAGTCGCCGATCCCAAGGTGTCCTGAACGTCTGCCCAGTCCATAGCAATCGCCGCCCTAGTGGCGATGTTGAGGTAACGCAGTTCGAGTAGGTCAGACATTCTCGCCTCCATCGACAGGGAGGTGGCCGCTTCCATCGCAGTAGATGCACCTGATGACGCCCCGGCCTCTGTAGCCGCGCAGATGGCCCGCGCCGCTGCAGATCACGCACCGCTTCTTCCGCGCCAGTTTCAGCGCACGTTCGTCAGTCATCTGCTCAATCCTCAACCCAAAGCCACTTCTTGTCATCCCAAACGCGGCCGGATGGCGTGGTCATCTGAAGCGGTGTATTGATCTCTTCGGCGGTCACGCGGAACTTGGTCGCCAAGCCCTTCGCTTCTGCCAGTTCCATAAAGCAAGCCGAGCACACCATGTCGTTGAACTCTGGCTCGCCGTTGATGCAGCCACCACGCATGACCGCGTTCCAAAGCGGGGAATGGGCGACCCAGATCGCGTTTTCGTGTCCACATCGCGTGCACTGTTCGTCAGTCATCAGATTGTCCTTTGAGATGTCATATTTCATGCTGCCTCCAGGGCGAACGTCAGCCGCCGATTGGCTATCGCGAATATGTCTGGGTCTTTCTCAATGCCGATGAAGCGCCGGCCGCTGTTCTGGCAGGCCAGCCCTGTCGTTCCTGACCCCATGCAATTATCCAGTACCACATCGCCGGGGTTGGTGTAGGTGCGGATCAGATACTCGCAGAGCGCCACAGGCTTTTGAGTGGCGTGATAGACCGCACCCTCGCTTTCGGCCGTTTTGAAATAGATCACGTCCGTTGGGTAACGTCCGCCTTCGCTCTTGATATGCGCAGGCCTGAAGTCCCCATAGGAGCCGGTTTGCTGGTCTTTGCGGACACCTTTATCGTAAGCCGCGCCCGCGCTCATTTGCGGATGATAGGTAGGCTGGCGGGGGTAAAAGACGCAGATGTCCTCGTGCTTCCGCAGTGGCTGCTTCTTCGCGTTGAGAAAGTTAGTGGGCTTCGACTTTTCCCAAACGATCTTGTATTTGAACCAATCCTCGTTGGAGAGGATAAGCCGAGCTGTGAACGGCCCTTGAGACGTTAGCACCACTGCGCCTTGAGGCGCTAGGATGCGCTTGTATTCGCGCCACAACATCGTCAGCGGGATGATGCTGTCCCACTTATTCTGCGTCGTGCCGTAAGGGAGGTCAGCAAGAACCATGTTGACCGATGCGTCGGGCAAGGTAGGCAAGATGTCCAGGCAATCGCCCAGGCGAAGCTCCTGATCCTCCGTCAGCGATGCTGCCAGCTTTGAGAGGTCAGCCATTGGGGGTGCCTCTCTTCAACAAGCCGAACACCAGAAGCACCAAGCCAACTGCCAGCATGACGCCAAGCCCATGAAGGAAACCGCCGGTGATGGCCTCGAGCCACTCAAGCCAATTTGGTTTGATGTACATCACTTCTCTCCCCTCTTCGTGAGAAAGGCGGCGATCTTGATGAGCGCCTTACGAATAAATTCAACATCGCTCTGATCAGCTTTTGGGAATGACCTGATTTTAAGATCGGCGTGTATCAGAGCTTCTTTCGCTACCTCCTCCAGCACTTCCACCGCCTCATCGCGTTGACGAATGATGGTTGACGCCGAGCGAAGCGCGTCTCGTTCCTTCACCGCCTCTGCAAGAGCGCGTTCGGCTGCTTCGGCTCGAGTACCAAGCCGATGGAGTGACGTAGGAGGGCTTAGCTCGATAGCTTTTGGCCCATCGTTGGCTGTTCCATAATCCATCGGCACCTTGTCCCGTGCCACCCGCGCCTCAAGAGCGTCGATGTGAGATAGAAGGTCTGGCAATGCGTTGACGGCTTCGACGATCAGGGCGGCGTTTTTGTCCGAAACTTCATCATAGGCGTAGATCCACGGCCCATATTCGTCGCCGTCGCTTTCCTCTATTATGCAAGCGGCGTCGCTGTTCAGAGCGTCAAACAGCTTGATGCTGTGTTCCCCTTGGGCGGCGTAGATGGACCTGAACGCGACCTTGCCCCGACCGTCCTCTCCATCCTCGGTGTCGTGGAACCACTCACCCGGCGTCGCCTTCTCCATCAGCGACCGCAGCCGCTCTATCTTCTGTTTCATTGCTGATCCCCTGCTGAAGGTTGGGAGAAGCCCGCCGCATTCCGATGCCCACCGCCGCCAAATTGGGCCGCTACCGCAGACACATCTTCCCGATCATCGCGGCTGCGAAGGCTCCACATCCGCACATTCGGAGCGTCGAAATAGGTTGCTGCGAACGGCGCATTCGGGTGCTTATCCAGCAATGCGTGACCGACCTCACTGGCAAACATCGGCGGGCAATTCACGACGATCGGTTCATGGTCTCCGACGCGGCGGCGCTTGGCGAATGAGGCGATCTCATCCACCTTCGCATCGAAGAATCTCTGCATCGCGTGCGCCTCTGTCATGATCCGGTCGCCGTCGCGCCCGTCTGCCAGTTCCTGGGCGATCAACTCCCACCGTTCAAAGTTGAACGGCTCCGACCGCAGCCACAGGCTGAAAGGTTTTGTCTCATCGTATTGGAACCGCCACAGGTCGCGATCCTCGATAAGCTGGATCAGGTTCGGTGGGTCGTTCTCGTGGCAGAAATCCCAAGCCATGCGAGCGCCGGAGCGGTTCATATCGAACAAGGCGGCGATGGGCTGTCCGATATAATCGTCATTGTGGCGGACAGACTTCATCACGTCATCACCAGCCCAAAAATCACCGGCAACATCTTCAATCGCCCAATCCGCAAGGTCGGCCTGCGCCGTCTTGTGGTGGTCCAGAACGACGATAGAATGAGCCTGCTTGCCCATCTCGCGCAGCACGTCGCGCTTGTAGCTGAAATCGACGATCAGCACGTTCTTGCCCACCACATCCGGCGGCGGTGATCCATAGCTGGCAGCAATATATTCAGGCCTGTCACGCCAGCGCAGCCAGCACGCCCATGCAGCGCCAAAGCCGTCAGCGCAGTGATCGTGATAGATCACGATATCCGGCGTCCATGTCGTGTCCTGATCTTCATTCATGCTGATCTCCACCTGAAGGACCTGATGGTTGGGTGTGCTGGCAACCTGCACCCACCTCGCCGTCGCTCAGGATTTCAGCGCCACAAGCAAAAAGCCAATAGCCCCAGCCAGTGTTGAAGCCCGCTGCCGAGCAAGATGGACATTCGACCCGGCGGAGGTCGATGTAGTTCTTGAAGCCCGCATTCTGCTGGTGAACGACGCACACGGCCAAAATCGTGGAGGCTTGGTCATGCGCCATGTTGGTTGATCCGTCCGCGTCTGGCGCGAACCGAAACGCGCTTTCCGTATCTTCATTCATGCTGATCTCCATTTGCTCGGATGCCGAGCCACATGGCGGCTATAGCCACCTGCATGGCGTCACGATTTATCAAGCCGTGGAAGCCGACGAAGTATGGCGCGAGACGCCACACGCCGCGTATGAAGCCGCGAGCTAAGTCAGTTATCCCGTTACCATCCGAACTTTCGACGATATGTTTCATGCGGCTTTCCTTTCGCGATGCGCACGGATGTAATCGCCCCATTGCTCAGCCATCGCGGCGGCAATGCCGGGGAAGGTCCGGCTGCGTTCCTTTTTGCGATCCGGTCCCGGCCCCATCTTCCAGACGCGCTGCTCCCGGCCTTCAACCGGATTGGTCGGCATGAGAGGTGGCAGGTTCCGCAGCCAGAGGCATGTCGCCTTCGTCTCGCCGTGGCCGTACTCGTGAGGCTGGATCGTCTGCGTCGGGGTCGGGATGCCGAACAACCGGCGCGGGTGGCCCAGCATGATCGGGTTCTCGACCGCCACATGCGCAATCGGTGCATTCAACATCATATTGAAGAACGTGGCAGCCGCGCCCATCATGGCCCAGCGATCGGGGTTAGGGCCGTTCTCTGCCTTCATCCCGGCATAGAGGTGCTTGGCCCCGCTATTCGCCAGGAATGTGCATTCCGGGTGGGCGATCAGCAAATCCCACGGTGTTACAAATCCTAGGTCTAAAAGCGATTTACCCCCAGAATATGTAACAGCGACCGCATCGCCCTGGATGTGCCAGCGAGGATCACCCTCTGTCGGCAACATGTCGCATGACCACGCATCAAAGCCGCGTTCCCTGAACGCATCCCGCACAGTTCCGGAAAACTCACAGGCGACAAGCACCCTCATGCGGGGTTCTCCGATCTTGCACGAAGAGATGCGGCAGTGAGTGCGAGCGCGGGGGTGGCGGCTTGTGCGCTGTGCTCGTCTTCACGATTACAGAAGTCCGGGTGTTTGCGGTTGAGGTGCGCCCATCCGGCATAAAGCGTGCTATGCCCGACCCGCCAGAACCACCCTTCGGGGACCAGCATCATCGCCGCGTTTTCCCATGCGCCTACGTCCAGAAATAAGGAGAAGGCTGATGCCCTGGCCTGCCACTGGGTATATTCGTCGGCCCATGCATTGTAGTCCTCGGTCCATATTCTTGGGGGCTTCGGAAAGCACAGGTCGAACGCATCGCACATAAGCTCGAACGTCGGCCCCTCCGCTGCTTCTACCTTCGCTGCAAGGTCTGTCATGGGTGTAGGCTCCACGGTTGAAGCTGGCGGCTGTACGGCAGCATGAGGGGGTGGCATGGGTGGCCATCTTTCGCAGGCGCGCCGATGGAGTAAGCACGCTGGCCTAGATCGTTGACCATGGAAGCGACCGCTTTCCAGCGGGTGCGGAGGCGCTTCGGAAGCTTGCCTGCCGGTCCCCATGCGAATACAATCTGGTTTGCTCCGGCCAGCATATCGAACAGATGTTCGTCGTTGTCCGGGCCTACCGGGTCGCTGGCGTCTGCCACATTGCGGACATCTGTCGAACGATAGGCAAACAGGTTGCCGACGATGATGCGGCCCCATCTGTTGCGCTCGCCAAAGCCTCGCAGCTTGCGAATGGTGGCATCGTCCTGCGCTGCATCAGCAGTAGACGGGTTGACCATGATAACGACGGTCTGACCCGTGCCTGCCACCTCGCGCTCAAGGCGATAGCGATACAGGCCGCACGGGCTGATGATCGCGGACCCTAGCTCTAGAAGGGTCATGCTGCCTCGTCCTTCTCCACGAAAGCAGCGCACGCCAGTTCATCGCCGCGCATAGGCTCTGCATATTCTCCGCACCAATCCGGAACGCCGCCGAGCCATGACACGCCCTTGCCGGACGACCAGTGCTTACAATCGCGGCATTCCTCGCGCTTACGCTGTTTCCGCTCAGTAGATGTCGTCATCGCAATCATCCTCGATTTCGCTGGGGTAGCCGCAGGCATCGCAATCACCGATCCATTCCCAGTCGGCGATCCGCTCCCCGCACTGTGGGCACCAAAGGCCGTATTCATTGCGAATGAATGGGGCCTCCATGTCTTCGCGAACATCACGCTGCTTGGGGGCCATCGGGGTTCTCCCATGTAGGTTGATAGACAGGGACGTATTCGATGATCTCGCCTTCCGGCAGCGACGCGGGTTCGCGGCCCCACCACCAGATGCGCGGGCCATCCTTGCCCATGATGAGCTTGATGCTTTTGGGCGGTTGCGCCTTCCCGCCCCCTGTTCCCGGAAGGGTCATTGAGGTGGCCTTCTGGACCTCGCGGACGTGGTGTTGAACATGCGAGCCGCGAATAACATCAATCTGAAAATCGGCGTCTGAAGCGGCGTCCAGTAGATCGGCCTGCGCCCTGAGATGGGCGGAATAGCTGCGAGCCTGAGAGATCATGTCGGACGCGCTTAGCTCTCCCCAGTCCATAAGACCGGGCCATTGCCGTTGCCCCGGCAGTCGGATGCGGGTAAGTTTCTCGCTCATGCCCGACCTCCGTTCAGATCTCGCGGCTTAGGCGGTTCGAAGTTGTAGGTGTGCCAACGCTCCCCTGAGGGGCGGGCTTCCCGCGCAATCAGGATCTCCAGAACATGCAGCGCCTTTTCCAGATCGTTGATGCCGCCCTTGTCGCGGAAGCGCGTGACGTACTTGATGATACTGTGCTGGCAGGCGTCGAGCCCGTTCGCCATGCTGTATTCCAATGGCTGGATCTTCAGCTTAGTGTAATGTTCTCCGCCGACCTGGCGGGAAAGCGGGTTGTCCATGCGGGCGTCCCTATTGATATGTCGATTGATGTTGATCGTGAATATCTACAAACTGTCGGCACCTGTCAACAGGTCTTCGCCGGTTTCTCCGATCTCCAGCATCCGCCGGGCAATCGCTTCCTGCCCATCCGGCAGGCGCAGCCAATGGTCGCGGCAGTACCATGTGATTTCGCCCAGCATCCCGGCTCCGCGTCCCACGCCGTAGGGCGCCAGCATTGCGTCGCAGGCGCTGCATCGTGGAACAATGGGTGGTTCTGGTGGTGGCGCCCGTCTTCCGAGGCTCACGCCGCCATCCTCATCGAGTTTTCCAGCAACCGACGGATCAGCCGCTCGTTGAACTTCCATTCCAGCCGGCAAGCCGCCTGATATTTGGTGACGCCGATCGCCTCGAACGGCGACAGTCCGAGATGCTCGCGCTGCTTGTCCGAACAGGGCTGCGACATCCAACGCTTAGCCTTGTTGCCGACGTCGCTGTCGCCATGTATCCGCAGGAAATCATCGGCCGCAGCCATCGCCACGAAACGATCTGAATTGTCGGCCAGATACTTGACGCCAATCATCCGGCCGCCCCCCAGGGCGTGCCAGCGGCCATAATAGCTGACCACCGCAACCCATGCGTCTAAGGCTGTCGCGATGCACACCAGTCCGTCGAACAGATTTTCGTAGCGGAACGGGGAATCGGCCAGAAGGTCGATCTCCGTCATCACGAAATCATGCAGGACGGACGGGGCGGCGTCTTCGCCGTCTCCGGCAGGCAACAGGGTGGGCTCGTCTTCTTCCGGCTCTGGCTTGGGCCATTCATAGCCGCAGATCGGACATTCCGCGCATTGTGCTGGCACGGTCGATGCGCATTCCGGGCAGTCCTTGGCGCCCTTGCCTTCCAAATTGATATCCTGCTCGATCGAGCCGTGCATCAGAATGGACGTGCCGAAGTCCATGACAATGCAGTCGTCTTTGCGGACGCCGGGATATCGCTCCGGATCAACCAGCCGCAGGCCGCGGCCGATCATCTGGATCATGGTCGACTGATAGCTGGACGGTCGCAACAGGATGACGCAGCTCGTGGGCTGGTGATCCCAGCCTTCGGTCAGCACCGCGACATTGGCGATGACCTGGATCTCGCCGCGGTCATATGCCTCCAACGTCTCACGCCGGGAGGCGTCGCCCATGTCGGCCCATACGGCAGCCGCGCGAATGCCGGCCGATCGAAAAGCTTCGGCAACGTGCTGCGCGTGCAGGACGGTCGAACAGAACACGACGGTCTGCCGATCGCCGGCAACCTTCCCCCATTCCTCGACCACCCGGTCATTGAGGACCGACTTGTCCATGATCGCCTCAACGGCGCTCATATCGAAATCATTGGCGCGCTTCTTCACGCCCCGCAGTTCCTCGCGGACGCCAATGTCCAGCACCAGCGTGCGCGGCCGCACGAGAAGACGGGCCTCGATCAGTTCCTTCAGCGTGATCTGATCGGCCACGTTGTCGACCACGCCGCGCAGCGTTTTCTTGTCGCCCCGGTTTGGCGTCGCCGTCACCAGCAACAGCTTGGTGTTCGGGTTCCGCTTCATCGCGGTGTCGATGGTCTTCAGATAGCTGTCGGCCGCCGCGTGGTGGCCTTCATCGATCGTCACCACGTCGAACGCCGGCATGTCTTCCAGATTGCCGGCGCGCGCCAGCGTCTGGATCATGGCGAAGGTGGCGTTATAGCCCCATTCCTTCCGGTCTGCCGTGAACAGGCCGATCGTCGCCCTTGGGTTGACCGCCTCGAACGTCCGGCGGTTCTGGTCAACCAGTTCGTCGCGGTGTTGGATGATGAGCGCATTTGCGCCCTGTTGAATATAGTGACCAGTGATGGCGGACAACATCACCGTTTTGCCCGCGCCAGTAGGCGCGACGCCCAGCGTATTGCCGCGCTCATCAAGCGCGGCAACGCATCGATCCCTAAAGTCGACTTGCCTTTGCCGTAGTTTCATCTTCGGCGCTCCCGATCTCGACATTGAAAATTTTCATCATGAAATTTGCCGCCCATGCCCGCAGCGTCAGGTTCTGCGCCTCGAATGCGAGCTTGAGCATTATTGCTATGTTTTCCGAAACTTTTTCGCCATTCTCGATGGCGTTGCGAGCACTACTGAACGCTTCAAATTCCTGTGATTTCATCATATCCCCGCCTGCTCCCATCCCATGATCAAGTGTTAACTCATATGAGTAATGGACACCGGTTATTGTCAGAGTATTAATAAGTCATATGAGAAATAATAACGCTTGCGACACGATCGGCCAGTCCGCTACGCAATGCCCCGTGGGCCGAAAACGGAGATGGGCAGAGGATATGCAGGCGCGTTTCCCTGAAGGGACGTTTGCCCGCATTGAAGCCGTGCTTTTCCCGGTCGAATCGCGAACCGATTTCGTCCGTGCCGCAGTGGAAAACGAGCTGCGCCGCCGCGAAGGCAAGACCGAAGACGAGCCTCGATAGCGGCGCATGTCCTCATTGTGCGTTCGCCTGAGCGAGCCAGTTTTCAGAAGGGGACGCATTGGCATTCACCGGCTGGGCCGATGGCTGTGTTGCATTCCCTGCAAAGCCGTTCGCCCCGCCCTGCTGGGGCTGCTGAAAACCCGCGTTGGTATTTGGCGCAGGCTGCGCCTGCGTCTGGGGTGAGCCGAAGCCTGCCGTCGCGGGCGGGGCGGGATTGCCCTGGCCACCAAAGCCAAACCCCGTCTGCGCGGCCGCGGCTGGCTTTGCCGCCGCCTTGTTGTAGATGCCCTGCTGAAGCGCCTCAAATTCTTTGAAGCCGGACGCGCTGGATGGGTTTGGGGTCAGCCATTCGACGACGCGGTTCTTGTCGTCATAGCCGTCCTTTCCCTTGCTGATGCCGATCTTGATGGCCACGCGAAGCCCGTGCAGATCCTGATACTGATTGATCTTGTAACCGGCCGGATTGTTCGGCCCGGCTCCCCGGCCGCTTTCCAGAATGCGGCTGATCGCAACCAGACCCATCTGGCGGTATTCTTCGGAATTGCCCGGGAAGTTCGGATCGCCGATCATTTCCCATATCTTGCGGCGAGCATAGGGCTGGCTGTCATCGATCGTCAGTTCGACGTCGATATATTGACCGCCGCTCTTGGACGCCTTCACCGCCCGCACATTCAGGATCGCCCAGGCAAGCTGCCCATTGGGGATCAGGTCGCTGCCGGAGGACTGACCGGCGCCTTGAGAGAAGTCCATCATAAACATAGCTCCTAAGAGAACAGAAAGAGAACATGTAGGAAAGGTGATTCGTTACGCCGCCTCATCAACCGCAGCGGTCTGCGCCGCAGGCGCGGTGAACACCGGGATGTCCTGCCGCGGCGCGGACTGGATTTTCTTGATGATCGCGCCGAGGTTCGGAGCCTCGACCGCATCAAGCCGGCCGGAGCGGTCCTTCGCCGGGACGCCATAGCCATTGTTCTGGTGGCAGATGAAGCCGCGCTCCGTGCCTTTAGCCAGGTCGAACGACGGCTGGCCGCCGGACATGTCGAACAGACCAAGCGTGATGACCTGATCGAAGATGCCCGGCAGTTCGCGCCCGGCCTTGGAGCCTTCAATCTGCGGATCATATGTCGGCCGGCCGAAGTCGTCCTTGCCGACGTCCAGAATGCCGACGGTGATGATGTTCTTGCTGCGGATGTGCTGCGCCTGCGTCAGCCACTGCACCATTTCCTGCCCCAGCACGCCATAGGCGCCGCGCGTGTCCGGCTTGCCGGTCTTCTCGGAGAAGGCGCCCGGCTGACGCTGTGACCACAGGAACGCCATGCGGCTGGCAACCGTGATCGAGTCGATGAACACGGTATCGTACTTGTCGAACGTGGCCGGGTCGCCCAGCGACGTCGCATAGCTGGCATGGGCTTGCGCACCATAGGGGCTATCCGGCGCCGCCGACGGATCGGGACCGCCCAACAGGCAGATGATCGCGCGGGCGAACTCCCATGGATGCACGCCCATCTTGGCGGCTTCCTCGCGGACATTGATGACGTCGCCACGCCACGCCTGGATCGCGAGCGTTCCCGCCTCAAGATCGAGGAACAGTGTCTTGTCCGGATCCAGCGTGTTCGCCTGGAAGGTTTTGCCGCTGCCCGAAGGGCCGAAGATGGCGATGTTGACTTTCTGGCGCGTGGCCAGCCGCTCATCGGCGGAGATGATATGGAGGGCCATTATGCCGGTTCCTCAACTTTGAGAATTTCGGGGAACTCGCCAATGGTAACGGCGCTGATACGCACCTCGCCGAGATGACCAAAAGTCTTGGAACCATGCAGCGAATTTGCGATTTGCTTTTCAATCAGATCACGAGGGCCGACATACTCGACAACCCTGAGAACGCGGACGATATCCATCTATGCTTCCTTCACCAATGTGATCTTCGGCGCGCCGTATTTGACAGTGCGAGCGGTGTCGATCGTCTTCGTCAACACCGGATCGACGGCTTGAATGCCCTCGTAGATCTTCTCCGGCACCGCGAACGCGATCTTGAAAACGCTGGTGACGCGCTCCCACGGCATGGTCTGCGCGACGCGCATCAACACATCGCTATCCCATTCGACCTTCTTGCTGATCTCGACCTTGGCCGACATGCCGTCCTGCAATGGCAGGGTCATGGTTCCGTGCACCTTGCCCGCCTGCTCGAAGGCGGACGCGGCGCTGCCCGAAAGCCGGCCCGCAACCTCTGCATCAATGTCCGCTATCACGCCCTTGAGATAGGTCATGTGCGTACTGGCCGCATCGCGGCGGCCATGAAGCTCCGCCAGCGACATCTGGGCCAATGGCTTGTCTTCGTCCTCCATTCCAATTCTCCTTTGTGGAATTGTCCTATGCGCCCTGGGCGCGGGCCTTGTTGGCCTTGCGGGTAGCTGCTGCTTTACGACTACGCTCCGACCGCTGGGCTGCGGTGAGAGAGAAGTTGGTGCGCCATTGGGGTTCGAGGGTTTCCCGTGGCCAGTAGTAGGTGCGGTCAACTCGGCTGGAGAACTCCTCCCACTTCGGGCGGCGGAACCAGTTCAGAAGCTTATTGAGCATCATTGCCTCCCGTTTCGCTAGATGTAATTCTTCAAATCCACCCGACGTCCGCGGCGCTGCGCCGACTTCAGGATGTTCACGAGCCAGGTCGCCGGCAGGCTTTCGCGTTCGAACCACTTCCCCACGCCCTTAGCGCTGATGGAATGGCCGTCCTCGGCAAGCATCTGCTGCAACGCATGGTGTCTTTGGCGCGCACTGGAGGCTTCATTCAGCCCGGTTGCATCGATAAGAAGTTTGTCGAGGTTCATGGCGCCTGTCGATTATGTTGATTTGATGTAGATCAACATGCCGACACATTGGGGGCGCGTCAATAGGGGTTAATCAAAAATTTCCACAAAGTGTCGGAACACACTACCTTGTTGATCGTTGACATCCGTTCCTACAGATTGTAGTCAACGTAGATCGACAATGGAGATTATCGTGCCCAGGAAAGTTCGGGAAAATATGCCCCCCGTGGGGGATGAGCCTGTAAGCGTTAGCTCCAAGGCAATGACCAAGCAGGAGCTAGGCCGAAAGCTGTTCCAGCTCATGGTCGGCAAAGGATGGAACCAGTCTGATCTCGCGCGTGCCGCGCAGATGGGCCGGGATTCCATTTCCAACTATGTGAACGGCAAATCGTTTCCGACGCCGGTGGCGCGGGAAAAGCTCGCCAAGGCGTTCGGCATGGCGCCGGAAGAGCTGCTGCCCAATGGCATTATGCAGGCGATGGAAGATGAGATCCCGGCCGTCTCGATGACGCAACCGGCCGGCTATCCGGGCCGCGCCTGGCTCCGCATCAACCGCATGGTGACATTCGGCACGGCCGCGAAGATCGTCGAACTGATCTATGAGGATGACAAACGCGCCGACGCAGAGGCTTGATCGGCGATGCGTCTGCTCACCCAGGCCGACGTCGCTCTGGTGTTGAAAGTGTCGGTTAAGACGATCAGCCGCCTCCGACAAGCCGGGGAACTGCCATATATTCCCGGCAAGCCGGTGCTGATCAGGGAAGCCGATCTCGAAAAATATGTGGAAAGGAAATTGACATGCCGCGCAAGAACCGCGGGCCATATATCGACACGAACAAGCACGGCATCTACGAAATCAGATGGACCGAGCATGGACGATCTCGCTGCCGCTCGACAGGCACACAGGATTTTCAGCAAGCTCAAAAGATCCTCGCGAACTTTATCCTCCTGAAAGACCGGGATGACGCCATGCCTTCGGCCAATGGCAATGGCCCGCTCTTGGTCAAGGAAGCCGTCGGCGATCCGGAGGAAGGTAGCGACGCGACAGCCAGCTACTGGCACGAGCATGTGTTGCGCAACGTCATCGGCGTGGACACGCAGCGCTATGCCGCGCGCAAGATCAATCAGCACTTCGGCCATCTGGCGATTCGGGACATCCAGCAATCCGATATCGACGCCTATATCGATGCGCGCAGGGCTGGGCGGCTGGGGCGGCCGTCAAAGGATGGAACGATCGCGCGCGAACTGCCGGTGTTGACGGCGGCGATCAACCACGCCATCCGCAACAAGCGACTCTCGGCCGATGACGCGCCGAGGTTCAAGCTGCCTCCGGCATCCGATCCCAAGGACCGTTGGTTGGCACACGAGGAAGCCGACCGGCTGCTGGCGGCCGCGCTGCAAAGCCCTGCGCCCAAGGGCAAGCTGCCACGCATCTACAAGTTCGTTGTGCTGGCTCTGGCGACGTGGAGCCGGAAGACGGCGCTGGTGACGCTGCGGAAGGATCAGGTCGATCTGGCTAACCGCATGATCTATCTCAACCCGCACGGCCGCCGGCAGACGAAGAAGCGCCGGCCGCCTGTGCCGATCGCCGATTGGGCGCTGCCGATCATCACCAGAATGATGGATGAAGCCGATGGCATATATCTGCTTGGCGATATCGGATCGATCCGCACGGCATTCGCGAGCGCGACGAAGCGCGCCAATCTGAAAGGCGTGACGCCGCACACGCTCCGGCACACCGGCGCCACATGGGCCGCACAGGCCGGGGTGTCACTGGAAGACATTGGCGGCGTGCTGGGCGATGACATCCGGACGGTCTATAAGACCTATCTGCACCACTGCCCGGAGCATCTTCGGAAAGCGGTCAACGCGATCAGAAAGGCGGCGTAA